GAAGGTATATGTGAAGAATAAGGCTGGTTATAATATGATGGAGCGAATTACTATCGGTAAGCCTAAGGAAAGGCCTGTAGATGAAAAGCCTTTGGGTGATGTGCTATAACTTCCTGGATGTAATGGAGAGGCGTCTTTACCGGCGTCTCTCTTTTTTTAATAATACTACACACATAACTGCGTGTGGAATCTTTATTTTTAATAAGAAAGGAATGGTAATATGTGTAATAAAAGACCTTTAGATCCAACTGATGAAGTTAATGTAAAGTATAGTAATTTTGATGAAGCTCTTATGAAAATGGAAACTTATACCAAAGGGATGAATGGTACAGATGCAACAGAATATCTTAATATTGCTTTATTAAATAATTACTTAAGAAGCAATCAAATTAAGATTAAAGCCTTAGAGTATAGAATTTCTAAATTAGAAAAAGATTTAAAAAAAGTAAAGACAGAAAGTGTGGATACTGTAAATGATCCATACTATAACTTAGACAAACAAAAGGAGTGATTTAATGGCAAACACTATTAGTGTGATCACGCTAAGGCCTCAAAGAGAGTTTAAGATACAATCAAGCGGACTAGTCCATATTGTATTTGCACACTCAAGATTAGAGGCTTTAAGAAAAGGACGGGATTGGTTTAATACTACTGCAGTTAGAATAATTAATTCTAAAGCGGAGTAGTTACAGCCAACCGTATCTAAAAAAGCCCGTTGAATGGATCGTTTCGGGGACCCAGAGTAGGCGGGCTTTTATATTTTAAATTTATAATAGTTCGAGGTGATAAGGAGAAACAGTAAATGCCAAGATGTCCTTATAAATATAAGTACGAGCTAGTAAATTGGTTAGTAAAAACACGTAATTACAATAGAAACAAGGTAAATAAATTATCCAAAAAGCAGTTGTATGCTATTTGGTATAGTGCCAAGTAAGTCCTTGTTTGTACCTCGCGGAGATAGCATCAAAGCGAGGTTTTTATTTAAAAAAAGAAAGGACAAAGATGGATAAGTCTGCAATAATACAGCAAATCAATAAGATTATTGAAGATGTGGCAAGGATGAAGAAGTTAATTGAAACTTTGCAAGCAAGATTAAAACATACTGAAACTAAAACAGTATATTATAGGAGAACTGATAAATGAAGGATACTTTTAAGTACAACGGTATAACTTATAATAAGCCAAAAAACCCCTCAAAGAGAATTAAAACTCTTATGGCTTGGTCTGACCAAGAGGAACTTTTGGAAAAAGTAAAAGATAATGTTAATATGAGTCGAGTATTAGATCTTATTATTAGATATGTTGAAGATGCTTCACGCGGTGGAGCTGATGCTGTTAAAAGTGCAGCCAATGATATAGATATCTTTAATATTAAGCTTTTTTCATTAATAAAGAAAATAGCGAAATCAGGTATTAATAAAAGTATTAAGGCTAAACAAGATTACAGCACGCTTGTTGATGATTGTAAAGATTGTTTAAAAATTAATGAATCAGCTTTGAATCAAAAGCGTAAAGATTTATACGATCAAATAGTTGCCCGTATTAAGCCTAAATATTTGTATCGTAAAAAGTCAATTAGTCCAAGATCTTTATTTAAAAAGAAGTATTCTGACTTCTCATCTTTAGAAGACTTTCGTAATAAAGTAAACGCATATCCATATGCAACTTGTACAGGTAAATCTGGAATACCAGGGTTAGGGTATAGAACTGAAGAATCAATAGTAGATATAATAGATAAGTATGAATATTTACTTTAAATAAGGAGATCCATTATGTATGAAAAATGAAAGAATAATAGAAATAGAGATATTTATATTAATATTTTTAGTACTTTTAATGTTAATCTTTGGGATAATGAATACAATTAGCAGGGATGATGATTTTGCATCTTTCCACTATCAAGAAGTACAAAAAGTAAAAAGATACTATGAAGAAATGCAACCTGATGGATTATATCTATTAGATCCAGTAATAATTAAGCTCGATGATTTAAGCTTTCAGGAGGCTTTCAGAATAGTAAGAGCAGTAAGAGGTAATAATGCTATCTTTTACTGGAAAGGTAATAAGTTCAGCACAAATAAGGAGTAATATGAAGCCGAAAACGGATGATTATGAAAAGCACAAAAGATATGTAGTGCATTATAAGATTGCTGATGAAAAAACGTATAAGTTCTTTGACAAAAAGGACCACGCAGAAACATTTGCTACTGATGTTGGTGGCAAAATAACAGTGTACACTACACTAGAAAGAAAAGGTAATAAAAATGGCTGATAATGTAACAACTTCAAGTAATGAAATAGTTATTGAATTAATGAGCGGAACTGCCGACTATCAAGAAACAAGGACGACAGCACGCACAGTAGGAGAACTAAAGCGAGAACTTGGATTAACAGGAACTATTGCTGTAAATAGAGTAATTGCAACTGATGAAACTCCTTTAGAAGAAGGAAGTAAGGTAGTTTTCCGAGGATCAAATATGAAGGGTGGCTGTTAATCACGTCATTCTTATTAGTATAAGTTATAATTGAAAGATATCAAATGGATACGGCAAAGCAACGTCACTCGCTACTATTCAGGTGCACTTGATGTACAGGATATGTAGAAATGAGCACTAATCCTTTAAGGATACGAAATTTTTATCTTTTAATTTAATTAGCAGGGAGGGATCTTTAAATTGCCCGAGGGTATACATTTTTCTTCCCTCTCTGCTTAACTTTAAGGAATAATATGTTACCAAAACTATTTAAATACGAAAGATTATCTGATGTAGGTGAGTTTTTCACAAAATTAGATAATTTTAATGTACAATATAACAGTGATGTAGATGTATATGAATCTGCAAGATGGAAAAATGGGACTTATAATAAGTTTAAAAAAATAGCAATAGATACCCAATATCCTCACTGGAAAAGTAAAAGAGGAGCCAATAAGGTACATAAACTCCTAGAAAGAAGAAATTGGAGATATGAAAACTTCAAAACACAATTAACTGAATTGAATAATTTCCTAGTTGGATATAGATATAGAGGTTTAACCTTAAAAAATGAAGAATCTGTAACGGCTGGGAAAACATTTATTGAAGGGTATATTGAAAGTATAGAAAATATTAGTGATAATAATATTGATGCAGAAATAACTACATCTCCCTGGTTTAGTTCTAAGGATATAAATAAAATCCCTAATGATATGATAAGCTCTTTTCCTCAGGTGAATGATAAAGGGGAAATATATGAGAAATTATATAATAATGAATTAGATATAGATCGTAATTCTCCATCAAATTGGTACCTAAATATTAAGTTTGATTTAAGGGATATTATCCTTAAACCTACATATGGTGATAAACCAAGTATAGAAATACCTTTTGGAGATATTTACCTTTTGTTTACGATACCATTATCAGGATTATATGATTTAAGTCGATCTAATGGCTCAACTAGATTAAGATCTAGTCTTATTAAGATAAAGCAATGGGCTTATGTCTATCCATACTTTCCTAAAGTCAAACATCCTTTTGTAACTACTACAAATAATTTTCATTATGAAAGACAGCCGTCAAGTTATAATGATTTAAATTCTTATTCTTTAGGGAATACGTGCTTTGGAGATTTGCACGATAGAATATTAATATTGATTGGCAAGGGTAGATTTGATGAAGTTATGTTTTATCTTCAAGAATGGTCATCAGCTTATCCTATGGATACAGTTAACCCATTAAATAATATATCTTATTCTACAATAATATCTGATAAAAATTGGCCAAGTATATATAAAGACAGGATAATAATTGTTCAAGAAAATTGCAAAAGAAGAGTTGATTCTTACAAGCAAGGCGGGACTGAACATTATAATCCAGATATAGGAATTAATGAACAATATATAGCAGATAATTGCGTCAATTGTGACTTAATAACTAGATGTAATGTCTTTAATGATTATTTATTATGGTCTAACCTTATCGCTAAGTATGAATGTAGCTTATCTAAAAAAGATATAGATATATTGAATAATTTCTATAAAAAGCACTTTAATAACGATAAGTATAAGGATGATTTTATTGAAGCATATGAAGTATTTGTAAATAATATAGCGGATATAGAAGATTCAAAGAGTTATTTTTGTAGCCTTTTCCAAGAGTTTGATGATATACCTTTTAAGATAGATAGATTTGTCAGTCAAGACTGTATAGATAATTTATTATCTGGAACACTTGATTTGGAAGAATTTTGCTATCTGATAGAAGATTTGTGGCTAATTGTAGATAGGCTTTATATAATAGATGTATATCCAGAAAGAGTAGAAGACTTAGGGATTGATATAACTACTACAAGTCACGCAGATCTAGAAGAGTATCTAATCGCTTGGAAATTTCAAGATGGGGCTAATTATAAACCCTTTAGAGAAATATTTTTAAACAGATTTATCTCTAAATCAATTCACAAAATAAGGAGAAACAGTTGAAAGACGAAAATAATAAAGACAAAAAATTCTGGATTCATCCAGATGATTTTGATAAAATAATACAGTATGCACAATCTTCATACTCACAATTTAAAGCTGAAATCGCTGGACAATTAATGGTAGTTGAAGATAAAGATGGAGACTTTATATTAAAGAATCCTGTTATCCTGAAGCAAACAGTATCTGGTGCAGAATGTGATTTAGATGCTGAAGAACTAGCAATTTATTATTCAACGATAGCTGAAGAATATGGAACTAATGTTAGACACTGTTGGTGGCATAGCCATCATACTATGGATGCTTTCTGGTCAGGTACAGATAACTCTACGATATTGAATAATCCTAGCAAGGATTTTACAGTAAGTTTAGTTATAAACCTTAAAAGAGAGTATAAGCTGAGGATACAATTCTTTAAACCATTTTTACACGAAGAAAACGTCACTTTAAATTTTCTTAAAACTGAGGATAAATCTAATCCTGAGATTGATGCTGAAGTGAAGAAATTGTGTCAAAAGGAAACTGCATTTGTATATTCAAAGCAATTGATAGCTAGAGGTCCTAATAATCAATATAATATATTTAATAGAGATGATGATTATGGAGGTTATGGAAACTATTATAATCATTATAGCAGTACGCTAAATAATGATGTTGATTTAAGTAAATTAGAGGCAAATATGCAAGATACGTTGCTTGATGAGATATCTGCTTTAACTGATAATTTTTATAATGAGCTAGAAAATAAGGAAGGATATAAGGAATGGAATAAATATGCTAAAAGAAAAAATCAAGAGATCTCTAAATATAATATCAAACTTATCAAGTTTAAAACTAATGATGAATTTGAGACAGCTACTATGAGATATTGGCCAGAAGATTATATTCACAATATAAAGAAAGAAAAAAGTATATGCAATTTAATATAAGAAGCAGTGGTTTAATTAATGACTTTGGAAATAAAATCTTCCATATACTTGGTTGCGGGGCTATAGGTAGTTCCGCAGCTACTCAATTATGTCGTATGGGTGTAGAAAATTTTATTCTATATGATATGGACAAAGTTGGAGTAGAAAATATTGGCGTAAGTCAATTTACTACTAAAGACATAGGAAGAAGCAAAGTTCAGGCTCTTAAAAGACAATTACTTGATATAAATAGTAATATATCATCAGTTCTTTCTGATGGAGAATTTAAAGAGTATTTCAAGAAGTTAGATAGTCGAGACGTGGTTATTATCGGTTTTGATAATATGGCTATAAGAAAACAGGCTGCAGAGTTAGCATTATCACGCCCCAACAAACCGTTTTTATTAATAGACGGAAGAATGGGTGCAGAACAATACCAACAATATGTTTTTGTTAATCCAAAATTAAAGGATTATATGAAATATTGGTATGATGATGACTCAGCATCTACTGAACCTTGCAATGCAAAAGCAACGAGTTATTGTTCAAATATGAGTGGTAGCTTTATAGCAAATGCAGTTAAGAAAGTTATGAATAATGAAGGGTATAGTAAAGAATTTTTCTTTCAATTTCCCAATTATTCCTTGGGAAGATCAAGCGTTATTCATTAACTTACAAGGTCGTTAATTATGAACTTTTGGGGCAATGATTCATACTACCGTGTGTGACATTTTCATCTCCGATTATTGTCCCATTAGTTCTAAAATCAAATAAAATAAGAGGTACTTATGTTAGAAGTGACAAAACGTAAGGCCGTAACACAGGACCCAAAAATTCTGTTGATTTATGGCCCCCCTAAGATAGGGAAAACTACTATGCTCTCTAAATTAGATAAATGTCTAATATTAGATACAGAGCAAGGAGCACGTATGGTCGATGGCCATATAGTAGAAGTTGATTCTCGCAAAGCGTTAATCGATTTAATTAAGAAAGCAAAAGACGGGCATTCTTTCAAATACATAGCTATTGACACTATTGATAAAGTAGTACAATGGGCTGAAACTGCTGTATGTGAAGAACACGAAGTTCAATCACTAGCAGATTTACCATTTGGTAAAGGTTGGGGACTTGCTCGTGATAAGGTAATGAATACAATCAAAACTTTATCTGGATTATGTGACCATCTAATAATAGTTGGACACAGAAAGACTGCAAAAGCTATTGTTGAAGGTAATGATGCAATAGAACCTGAGTCTTTAGAAATAACAGGTAGATTGAAGAATATGATTATGGCAGATTGTGATGCTATTGGATATGTCTTTAGAGACGAAGAAGAAGTTTTAAAATTAACTTTCAAAAGTAATAATACTCTAGAGGCAGGTTCAAGAAGTCCACATCTACGTGGCAAAGTTCTTGACTTTGATTGGAAACAAATATATTTAGGAAAGGCAAAATAATGGCTTTATTTAAACCAGAAATAAAAGAACCAGTAACTTTTAGTGGAATCTGTAAATGTGCAATAGTAGGCTTTGAGGATAAATCAGCCGAATTTGAATGGGCAGATATGTTTATTAATGTAATTGTGAAACAAGAAGGTAGCGATTATACTAGAACTATATCTATTAAAGGATCTGTAGAAAAAGATACTAATGGTGTAGTAACAGGTGGAACCATATTTAATAAGTTATACCGCGTGTTTGATACTTTAAAGTGTAGTGCAGGTGTAAATATTAATGGTGAATGGGAAGATGATAAAGGCAATCCTATTACTGATATTGCAGATTATCTTACTTCAAGATATGCAGTAGATCCTAATAATGTAAATAGTTTTCCTTATTTAGGATACTTTTATAAGAGTGCCCCTAAAACTCCAGGAGGACAATCTTATAATCAATCTATACCTTACTTAGTTCATAATGATGATGCTGGTAGAGCAACTTTAAACAAGACTGTTAATTGGATGAAAGATAAAGGATATTTGAAAGAGTTTAATCCTAATTCAAAAGAGTCAGCTGAATTAACAGAAGTTTCATTAGGCAACTTATAAATGAAGTATATCGAGATAGCGCAAGGATCCCCAAGATATAGGGGAACTCTTATAGAGCTAAGTGACCTCGGTAAATTTATAGATAAAGAGGGGACGCCATTATATCGTTCCCTCTACATCTATAATGAAGAAGCTGCAGATTATGTAAATAAGCACAATAGTCTACGCAATTTTTATGGTGAAAGAAGTATAGATAAAATATTAATTGACATAGACAAAGGTAATAACTCGGATGAATATACATTAGATCGAGCACGCAGTATTATAAATGATCTAGATGATTTGGATGTACCTAAATCAGGCTATCAATCATATTTTAGCGGTACTGGTTACCATATAATATTGCATAATGATTTATTTAATTTCAGTCCAAGTATTGACTTGCCATATTTAGTTAAAGCCACTATAAAGGATTTATTTCCAATAGCGGATTTAGCAGTATTAAGTAGAACAGCTATATATAGAGTGGCGCATACTAAAAACCTTAAAACAGGTTTATATAAAGTGCCTTTAACTCGTAAAGAACTAATGCATTTATCTGTAGATGATATAAAGCATTTAGCTTCAACTCCAAGATTATCTGCTGGATATGGAGGTACATTAATAGCTGATGGTGAACTAGAAGAATATACAACAAGTAAGCATCAGGCTTTAGATAAAACGCGAACTTTATCAAAAGTAAGAGAACCTAATAAAGTAATTCCTTGTATACAGGATATGCTTGCTAAAGGTCCACAAGAAGGCGCAAGAAATACTACAGCGATGCGTATTGTAAGTTCTTTTAAGCGTGCTGGTATACCTAGTCAATATGCAAAAGTTGCAATACTGCACTGGAATGATAATCAAGTAGAGCCCAACAGATTGTTGGAATTAACAGAACGTGTTTATAATAATCCTTATCAATATAGCTGTAATGATGAACTAATGAGTAAGCACTGTAAAACTAGGTGTATACACTTCAAGAATAAAGATTATAGTATTGAGGTTACATCTTTAGAAGATTTACAATCTAAATTAGTAGAACGTATGAAAACTGATTTTAGTGGTAAGTCTATAGATATATGTGCTATGCTTGGATTAAATGGAGTAGATTCAACCATATATCCCGGTGAATTAGTTACAGTAATAGGTAGAACAGGTTCAAACAAGAGTACATTTGTTCAAAATTTAGCATTAGGTGTTGATTTTGCAAATAACTCAATTAGACCAGAATGGCATATCCCAACTTTATTTCTTTCACTAGAATTAGCAGATTGGTATATGCATAGACGTGGTTTACAAATAGTCTCAGGAATGGGTAAAGATGATGTAAATAACAACCTTGAAGAACTCTTTTTAAAGCATAAAGATGACTTAGGCCATATACAATTTCAAACAACATCACCAACAATCCCACAGATACAGGCTAAAATAAAAGAGCATCAACCCGCATTAGTTATAGTTGATTATATTGACTTAATAGATGCAGGTTCTGCAGGGCGGAGTGAGCACGAGAAAATTAAATACATTTCTCATACTTTGTCAAATATGGCTGTTAATAACGATTTAATCATTATCCAAGTGGCTCAAGTAGGAAGAGAGCATAGTAAGGCAAGTGATGATTTATCTTTATATTCAGCAAAAGGTAGTGGTGCTATAGAGAATGCATCACGCAAAGTAATTTCAGTCGATGGCAGTGCTGATAATCCAGTAAAAACTATTCGTATGCTTAAAAATACTGATGGTGATTCAAATTGGGAAGCAAAAGTTGAGTGGAACGAATCTTTTAGATTAAGGAGAATATATGACTAAAGGCTTTATAGTGAACGTAGTAACATCACCTAATGGAATAATGTTAAACTTTTTAAGATTATTTTCTATCGGAGTCGTAGGAGGGTCTGATGAGTATGGTAAAGTAACTACTTTAGTTATAGGAATATGGAGATTCTTTACATCTATTACTTTAGAGTATAAAGAAATCAGGGAAGTAGATGGGCGTAATGCAGGTATCTCCTAAAAAGAAAAAAAGGCAAAATAAAGTAATTACTGATTGGAAAGATAAGTTTGAAAAAAAGCTGAAAAAAATGCACGGGAATCATTGGCAAAATGTTTTCCATAGATTAATGAAAAAGTCATCGACATTAAAAACAACACTAAAGAGAAGGAGTAAAGAGTATGAAGTGGAGTTTGATATCAGTCTTAAGCAGATACGTGATGAGATACACTCATCATACGGAAGAAAATGTAAATATTGTCATTATAGGCTTGATATACGTAATATGGTATGTGATCATATTGTCCCTCTTTCTTTGGGCGGTAATTCTACTCCTGAAAACCTTCAATTAATATGTGATAGATGTAATAGAAGGAAAGGACCATTAACGGATAAGCAATATGGTAAGTTGCTAAAATGGCTATCTAGTCAATCTCCAATAATGGCTGATTATATCTTAAGAAAAATGTCAAAAGCTGACGTAATGGGATAATTGTCCAAGAGAGCCACAGGCGCAAGTGATTTTCGAATCGCTGCCACATAACTAAACATAGTAGGAATGTTTGCTTAAGAAGATTATAAGGCTGCAAGTTGCTTATAAAAAACTGCAAAGTCCTGTGGCTAGGACAACTAATCAAATAGTATTTGAAAGGAATACATATTGAAAGAAGAAATAAACAGATATCTTTTATCTAATGAAATAAAGCCAAAAAAACCTGCAGATCCAGGAATAAAATATTGTTTAAAATGTAAATCTGTTTGGGAATTTTACCATTTTGCTGGAGATTATTTCTTTAAAAAATTTTCAGATATGCCTACATATGGACTTGACAGAGAAACTTGCAGAGAATGCGAAGGAAAGGAGATACCAAGTGGCAGAAACAATCAAAAGCTTAAAAAAAGTAATAGATAAAATGGAAGAAAGGTATGGAGAAAACGAACCTTTAAAAGATGTTAAAATATCATCAGAGAATTTTATCATAACCAATAATGAGGTTGTACCTGACCCTTATTAAAGCGTATATTACCGGTGCTATTATTTTAATAATAGTAGCACCAGTTCTCAAACATAAAGGAATATATGAAAAAAGCTGAGAAAGAATTAGTAGATAAAATTAGTAAATATACAAAAATAGATTTTAAAGTTAGTGAATATATATATGAAAGATACGATGCAAGCTCAGATACACATTTACTAGAGGTTAAAGATAGGGGTGATATAGCCTATAATGATCTTATTATAGAGTTTGATAAGTTTGCATACAATAGAACTTATGGATTATTGACAAATAGAAAATTTTGGTATGCAAATAAAATAAATGGATTAGTATATGTATGGGATATAAATGATTTAATATCACGCAAGTATGAATTTAACTGGGCGTGGTCTAAATTACCTAGCAATACTGAATTTGCAAATGGAGACCTTATAGATAAGTACGCAGGTCTAGTCCATAAAGATGATGCAAAGCACGTCTTTACTTTTGATTCTTTGAGAAATATAATCTATAAAAAGCCTTAAATATGATGCCTAGAGAAAAAATGATTGGCCAAGCTGGCGAACATTTAGTATGTGCAGAGTTATCTGCGAGTCAAATAAATTGTTCAAGAGCTGATGAGTCTTGCCCGTATGATATTATTTTAGATTACGGGCAATTAGCTAAAATACAAGTAAAAACTTCCAACTATTCAGAATCACCGCATTCAATAAAATTTACAGTATCTCGAAGAAATAGCGTTAATAGATGTTATGATAAAAAAGATATTGATTTATTCGCACTAGTATGGCTAGACGAAAAAAAGATTGCCTGGCTAACGTATGATGAATGTTGTGGTTGGAAAAAAAGTATTAAAAAAAAGGAGTTTGACAAATACCCGCTAGAGAGAGCGTTGTCAATATTGAAAAGTAATGATTAAAGGAATAAATATGGACCCTATGCTATACAGATTAGCCAGCAAACAAGGCTTAATAAGATTTTATAAAGAACAATTATTTAGATTTAAAAAAATAGGTATGGGGAACTATACTAATTTTGGTGTTCAGATAACGCCAGTATTAATTAATGCAACTGAGAGACGGTTGCACGAACTAAAAACTAACCTACACACAAAATAAAAAGGAGTTGATTGTGAAAAATATGTATGAATTTAATAATGCAACTAAGAGAATGAGAGAGTTCTTTCAAGATGAAAAAGGATTTATTGAGGTGCCAGCCCAATCAAGGCAATCAATATTAGCTGCTTGTGAAGACCCTGCTACAATATCTCAATATATCTTTAGTGGTATAAACTGGCCATTGCCTCAAACAGGACAAATGTGGCTAGAAAGAGACTTATTAGATAACCCTGACGCTAAAGGTGTTTTCTGTGTAAGCACAAGTTATAGAAATGAACCTAATCCAGTAGAAGGTAGACACGATAAGATATTTCCAATGTTTGAGTTTGAATCTCACGGTAATATGGATGATATGATTAAATTAGAACGTGAATTATTAGAACATCTCGGATTTGGATCAGACCATAAGGAGATTACTTATGATGATGCTTCTCGTAAATATGATGTTAAGCTATTAGATTATGCAGAAGAAGAGGCTTTGTGTGAAGAATATACTAAGTGTGTATTCTTAAAAGATTTCCCATTAAGAACTCATCCATTTTGGAATATGAAGCATAAAGGTAATGGTATATATAGTAAGGTTGATGTTATTATGCACGGGATGGAGACTATTGGTAGTGCTGAACGTGCAACAGATGTGCAAGAAATGAGAGATCAATTTCATAATATATCTGATGGAGAATATGCTAACTTATTATTCAATCACTTTGGACGTAAGCGTGTTGAAGATGAATTAGAAGAGTATCTTGCACTTGATATGTTTGAACGATTTGGTGGTGGAATAGGTGTAACTAGAATGGTTTCAGCTATGAAGGCTCACGCAATAAATCAACTATAAAAAGGAGCGTTATGGAGAATCATCCAGTAGTCGAATGGCTTAATAAGCAACGGCTTAAAAGTATTGAAGGAGATTCAAGATGGTATAATAATGGTCCAGAATACGTTCCATCTGTTACTACGGTGTTGAATATAGTAGATAAAGGTGTACATTTTCATAAATGGTTAGCTAATCACTTAAATTATGAGCACGCGTGTGCAGTAAGAGATACTGCCGCCCAAAGAGGAACTGATGTTCATAATATATGTGAAATGCTTATGAAAGGTGAAGAGGTAGACCTAATAGGTTATGAGGATGACGTTTTAAAAAGAGTGATGTGCTTTGAACAATGGTGGAAAGAAACTAATCCTAATATAATAGCTATTGAAGAAATGTTAGCTTTCCCAGGGATATTATACGCAGGAAGATTTGACTTTCTCGCAAATATTAATGGTAAAAATACTTTAATAGATATTAAAACTGGTGGACACTATAAGACTCACGATTTACAAGCGACTATGTACAAGATATTATGGGATACAATATGTGAACATCTAGATCTTGGGACAGAGTATATGATAGATGAATTGTATGGATTATATTTAAAGGACGGCTGGATTAAAGGGCCTAATCCTATGTATAAAAAGTTACAATTTAGACCTAAAGAGGTAGAGGCAACAGTTAAATTATGGCGTTATAATAATGAAAACGCATATGGGAAAGTGCTTCCACCTAAAAATAAACCAGATTATAAAACATTATTTAAATTGGAGGTAAATAAAGATTATGAGCCAAAAGAGAAAAACTTGGACGACTTCCTTTAATCCTGAGACTGGAGAAGTACAGCCTCAACAGACAAATTATCCTGAAAGCTATGGTATACTCTATGCTAAAATAGCAGGATTAGAATTTGCATTAGATGAAGCGACTGACGAAAAGATTAAATACCAATCGGCATATCACTTAATGTGTGATGAGACTTGGGATTTGATACCTGATGAAGATAAGCCTAAAATTAGTGAAAAATTAAAGGAGTTAGGATTATGACTAGAAAAAATTATATAGCTATAGCCAATATAATTAAAAACCAGTTAAGCAATACTCATCATATTATGCCTTTAGTAAATACGCTATCTAGCTATTTTGCTGATGATAACGAGCGTTTTGATAAAGTTAAATTTAGAAACGCGTGCTTAAATGGTGAAAAGAAGAATAAGATAGCTGATAAAATCTTAGTCAGAGAAAGGTCTGTGACAGAATATTACGAAGATAGAAACCCTGTTGCTGAAGCTAAAGTTAATAGACTTATAACAGAGGCTGACCTTGCATTTACTAGAATGGTAAAAAAGAATGAGCGAGTCTCAAAGAAGATCCGTAAAAAAAATTAGAGCATCTATAAGTTCTAATTGTTTAATGTGTAGTGATAGGCTAAAAGGGGTGGGCTATGAATATAAGGCAGAACAATTTGTCTCTGATTATTGCCCGCCCAAGCTTATTTTATGTAAGAAATGTGTATATCGAGAATGTTTTGGTAGCAAAAATTATAAAAAACAAATGAAACGAGGGGTATTAGATGTCTAAACAAAAACCAAATAAAATAAAACCAGCTGAGGCTATGAAAGTTTTGGCAAATGAAATGCAACAAATGCGTGTTATTATTAATGGATTAATGCAGGAAAATTTAAACTTTAAGAATAATCTACAAGATATGGCTACTGTATTTGATGCATACATAACCTTTAAGGGCGATGATAAAGAATTTATAAAGCATTTAGATAAGCTTATAGCAAAACAAAAGGAGGAGAGTAATGACGACAAAAGAGATGAACCGACTGATGGAAAAGATACAGAAGGAGATAAAGTTGACAAGGGAGTCGGGGCAGAAGGAGTACGCACACAATAAAGACAACGTATTCTCTAATTTTGAGAGAGTTGCAAATAGCTTAAGTATTACTCGAGAGCAATCATTAGCTGTATATTTGTTAAAACATATCGATGGAGTGATGTCATATATTAAAGGATATAAATCACAACGCGAAGATGTTAGGGGGAGAATAACAGATATAATAGTCTATTTAATGTTGCTTTGGGGGATGATAGAGGAGGATGAGAAGGGCAAATAGCCTTTCTCAAACTTCACTCACAGATGGCTGCGATTAAACTAATCCTGTCCCAGGCGTAGTAATTTCCCGATCTTCTTCTTTTAATTTTGTTATCTTCTTTTGAGCCTGTAATAACGGGAATCCTGTAGTCTTCTCTAAAACTCTTATTGGGTTCTCTATCAAATTACCCGGACCTGCTATATCTCTAGCCATACGTCCAAAAGGAAACATAGTCCAAACATAGTATTGAGACACTTTAGACCAATCGTCATCAACCAAAGCACGCATTGAGGAGGGCAGTAACCTAAAAACGGGAGGAGTCACCATTTGCAGCGGGGCTAACTGCTTAGGCCACTGCCCAAAAAATGCTCTATCCCTTTCAGTTTCATCACCGAAGATCCAGTCCGCGGTATCTTGAAACCAATTCCAAGGAGCAGGTAGAGCAGTCTCAAACAATGAATACGCAAATGCATTGGCTAATGCAAATACAAAAATATCAATTTGCGCCGTTCTTACAAACTTATCATACGCTTCAGTTCCAGGTTTCAGCCCATACATCTTGGCTTCACGCCATATATCATTTCTAAACCTAACAGCATTCCAGCTCCACAATTGAAAACGCGTCATAACCTTTCCTAATGCAGACCTTGCAAATGCAGGTCTAAAAGGCGCAGAATATAAGAATTGAGTAGCCTTAACGCCCTTTTTAGCCATCTCTATTATATAAGGATGATTCGGGTCCTTTAAAGCGCCTCCAAGCTTATTCCAGGCATTAATATAATGAGCCATAAAAGCATCACGCCTAATAGCACGCTCTGGTACAGTCATAAACTTAGCAGCAAATTGCATAATATTATCTTTGACTTTATATTTTTGAGCTATGTCCTTAAGCGTTGTTTCTGTCATTTTAGGGTTCTTTGTTAATTTATCTGCTACCTCTTGAATAAACTGCTTATTTTTAGCTTGTTTAAATTCTGCTTTCAACCCAGATTCATATAGCATATATTCTGGAACTACACCTGTTCTTTCTACGAAATCAGATACATCACTCATACTATTCCAGTCATTATTAATATTCTTTTTCAACCACTGGATACTACGAGCGTTTTTAAAAGAAGCCCATCCAGCTGATTGGATTGTATGTGCAGATCCACCAAAAATATTAGTAACCATACTTTTAGGATGAGCTAATAAAGAAGCCATTTGATATTGAGCTTCAAGATTCGCTATATTGCGTACTGTTTCTAAATCTGTTTTACGCAACTCAGAAGGCAAAGTCATATCCATTAATCCGAGCTTTTCTTTTATTTTATCAATGCGTTCTGCAGACTTATTGTCAGCCCACCAAGCATATGCTGTGCCTTGGAGTTTTAAATTTTTATTATTTAAATAATGATCAGGAATATTAGTCGGATTACCCATAGCATCTTGAACATATAGCCTCATAAATTGATTCCAAGCATCAGCTTGATCTTTCCCTTGAGATTCATTAATGACTTTATACATTCTATCTAATATATTTCTAGAGAAAATTTGAGATAATTGCCTATAATATGCATTAGTAGTTGACCTAATATAAGTTTCAGGAACATTACTATCAACAGACCACCCTTCTATATGGCTACCACGAGTTTGCATACTTCCAGTTCCTTCGTTTGAAGTAAACCATTTTATCTTATCTTTAGCATCAGCACGCTTGGCATCTATAGCCTCTATTGCTTCAGAATAAGCATTCCAATCATTAATGTCTTCTATTTTCCATTCACCTGTAACATTATGATGTTTATGTATTAATTTTTTCAGCTCATTAGCCTTTAACTCTTTAGCCTTCTCTATATCTGTATGGAAATCTTTTAATGGAGTACTTTCAATTTTAGCATACGCCTTTTTAAAGGATTCAGAAGCTTTCTTTTTATTAAAAAACATATGCGGCCAATAAAAATTATAATCTATCTTATTAGTTCTATTCTCAGATTTTTTTATAGCATTTCTAAGTTCTTTATACTCAGGTCGATTAGCTAAGTCTAGCATCATAGATCTAGCAACAGACTTTAATCCATCAATACCAAAATCTAAAGACGGATTCTTTCCTTGTTTCCAGGCTGTAGTTAAGTGTCTAATAAATTTAGGAACATCTATAATAGGATTTCGTTTATTGGCAGGATCCAAAAACCCTTTAATAAATCCACCCTCTTTTAATGCTAGATTAACTCCATCTGCATCAACTTTACCTGTCATTAGCCTATGCTGTTCTTTGAATATATTAGTATACTCTTTTGATATTATATCTACAACTTCTGAACCAGTGTATGTCTTTACTTCTTTCCCAGGCAACTTAATATTATAATTTTTACTTAATAAGGCGCTATGCTCTTTAATTATATCTTTATAAGCTTTAATATATTGCGCTTTTTCAAAAGGATTTAATTTGCTCGCCCAATTAGCATAACCGTGTTCTCTTTTCCTAACAGCTATTTGCCTTAATATTTCTCCATCAGGAATACTGTCCACAAATAGTAATCTTTCTTTAAGGTCTCTTATATAATATTCTGTTTGCTCTGTACTTGCATCGTTCATACGAGCTATCCATTGTTGCGTTATATCTATATAATGAGTAGGAACTTTAATTACACCTTTTAATCTTCTTGCGTCTTTAGTAAAATAAAAGCCTTCTTGCTCCATTAGTTCAATATTATCACGCATCAACTCCCTATTAATAGTTTTAGGGAATAAGTACCAATGACGTTTTTGTAGTTTTTGTAAGCCTTTTTTATCAAATATTTGTTGCCAGATAGTTCCACGTTTTATATCTTTAAACCATTCGTTTAAAGCTCTAAATTCTTCTAAGTTAAGAGCATTAAGATCCTTGTTAAAAAATCCTCTTATTATTTCATTAATATTTTTACCAACTTTATTATTATAGGTCCTTATATTAGCTACCAATTCTGACATAACACTTCTCATATCTTTAGGTAAATCTGATATTTGAACACCTTTCTTGAGAGATTCATATCCTGTACTAGATTCTTCTAGAGGCTCATATATAGGATCTTCCAAAGGAGATTCTTTGGATTTAACATAATCTTTCTGTACTTCTGCAGCTTTATCTGCAATTTTCCTTGCCTCTTTAAAGCTTGTCATAGACGTTGTTTCGGCCGCATCAACCATATCTATTAAATCACCTGTTACTTTGTCTATATTTTTATCACTAATCTCACGAGACATATAGCCCAATCGTGAAGTAGATGTCTTTGAAGCACGCATCCTCATATCCCGTATAAGGTTCTTTACTGGAACTAAAGAAGACTTCTTGCCAAGACCTTTTTCTAAAGCGTCAATAGCCTCTAGCTCACCACGCCTTAAAGAACCTAGCATCATATGGTCAAATAGATCTTGCTCTTTTGTGCTAAGATTATTTTTAAATTTTCGAATTTGAGAGTCGATTATAGATTGATCTAGTTTACGAGAACGCTCCCCTGCTAATGCATATCTTAATTCTGGAGGTAAAGTTGCTAACTTTTCAGGACTTTTCTTTGCCCATTCCAATATAAAATCTCTTGATAGAGAGTCAATATCCTTTAAAGAAAGCGTGATATCTGATCCAGTATCTCTACCCATTAGCCAAGATTTATTCTTTAAATCTTCTACCTTTTTACTTATCTTTTCTACATTTGCTAATTCCGATTTAGACATATCCCCGGTTATTTCATATATATTCTTCAGAGTAATCATATCTGTTAAATCATTATATAAAAAGTCTTCAGACAATCTGTTTAATTTTTCAAGAATATTCATTCTTTGCGTGACGCTTTTATCCCATTCGACAATATCTTGATTTTTTAAGCCAACTTTATTTTTCCAAAATATTTCATCACCAATTTTTTTATTAAATTCAATCCCCAGCAAATTTTTAAAAATATCTTTATCGTTAGCTATTTCTTCTCTAAATCTAGGATTATGAAGCTCTTTGCTTAACGCCAATTCAATTAATTTTGTCTCTGGGACTTTAAAGCTTGATCTGCCTAATTGCCTTTTAAGCCACTTAAATTCATCAACATTTTTATTAACTTCAGTATATAGATCTTCAATCTTCTTTTTATCAATTCTTCTATAAATTGAATCAGTCCAATCTAATGGACCTAAAAGTCTGCCTGTTTTAGCTAAAGAGCTGCCCATCTGAGGCTCTGAAAGATTGAAAGCTCCTCCAGCCATATCTTGTATTTCAGACATAGTATATCGTCTGCCCTCAGCCCAATTACGTCCCCAAAATGCACTATTAATATCTTTAAAGCTATTATATAAAGGGCTTTGTAAGTCAGATGCAGATAAATCAGCAGGATTAATATACTTAACCTCTTTACCCTTTTTATTAAATATTCCCTTTATCTTGAAATGGGAATCAAATAATTGCTTAAACCAAACTGAATGAGATTTCATACCTAATTCATCCATAGGGTCAGAAGCAAAAGCAACCTCAGCACGTGCTACACCTCTAGCATAATCCCTAAAGCGCTTATCAGAACGCGGTTCTATTATTATCTGCAATTCTTCAACTTTACCGGTCTTTTCATTAAACCATTGTAAAGGAATTACCTCTTCCTTAGCAGGCGACTTAAGAGCTGCAGCGTGAGCTGCTGCCATCATTTGCTTAGGAACTATAGCAGACATACCTAAGGCCATACGTCCTTGTACAGTAGCCTCTGATATCCTCATACGCTCTGTAGGAGAATACATAGCTCCTAAAGAACCAAAGTGTGCTTTTTGTTTAGGGGTTAAATCTCCGCTAATAGTAAGCAAATCTCTAAAAGTTTTGATATTGTCACTTATTCCTAATTCTTTTTTAATATCAGAAGGAATTTCAGCGCTCTTATTATCACGCACTATTGTACGTTTACCTACTTTTTCATAAAATTCTTCTTTATTGGCGTGAATAGCATCTTTCCAGGACTTTCTCATTCCGTGAGCTTCATCACCAAAAAAGAAAAACGCTTCGTCACCATCAAGATCTGCACCACCAAGAGCCCGCATTGATTTAGAATGTAATAAGATGCCGTGCCCATCTCTACCAGTAAATCCACCAAACTTTAATATATGAGCACCAGATATAGAATCCATAGGGACACGATAAACCACAGCCCTCAATACTTCTTCAGCCTCCTTTTTAGCAAATTCTAAATGGCCTTTTTCATAGGCTTCATAAAATTCTCCTAGGGTGGTATTTTCCATTCCTCTAATAGACGTTTTTAATTTCTGAGCCTTGTAAGCGTTATCTAAAAAGAATACCGTACTATCTTTATTGGCACCATCTTTTGCATCAGCTAATAATCTTTTATTGGCTTTGTCAAGATTATGCTGCATAGCTAAATCATATGGGCGTATTCTAGCAACACCTGAATTTAATACTTTAGGCTTAGTAGCTTCACGCACTATATAATTTCTAAAGGCCTGCATTCTCCAATCACGCATTTCTTTATGGAGAAGCACTGCTATAGGAGATTTTTTATCTTTTTGGGTAGAAATATATCTTAAGGCAGAATTAATCCTGCGTTCTGCTTGAGACTCGAAGTCTCCTAATTCTTGAATAGACCTGTCATATTGCTCTTTAGTTATCTCTCCTGATGCCACATCCTCTTTAAAAGATCTTCTTTGAAGCCTAAGCATCTCTCTATAAGCCATATCAGCAAATTCTGGGTTATTAGGATCCTTCATAGCATCTAAAATTTGAGTTATACCAAGTTCGTTAAAGTTTTTCCTTAAATTCTTTAATTTAGATAGACTAGGTTCAGCCTGATAGTCAAGCAGTAAATTGTTATATTTTTCACTGCCGTTAAAACGCTCACCTACCAGGGAATTAAATACATCATCAATAACTTCTCTAGGTACAGGAACTTTAGTATTCTCTAATAATGCTCCTAATAACTGTTTTGCTACCCTTTGAGGATGAGTCATCTCTGCACTATTCACTACAGAATAATTATATTTAATATCAGAAGGGTTTAAGGAATATGATGATCCTTTAAATTTTGGGATATTTTTTTCTATATTCAATTCCCCAAAGCCTCGTCTTCCACGTTGCTTTACTGCGCTCTCTTGCATATACATATGGAGATTAGCTTTTTCCATCGCCTCAGACATCTTGGGGCCAGCTTTATGAATCATATACTTACCAAGCAATGCTCCTAAAGGTTGACCTAATACATCGGACTCACCGCGTGATATTATAAAAGATTTATTTTGACCTGAAGAAGGCATCCCTGCATCTAGTAATAGCGCATCTACAACCTTATCGTGCATCACTATTGCACCATCAACGTGTTCTCCTAATTGATTTGAATCCCTTAAGACCTCAGAAGAAAATAAGGGATCATAATCTTTATGATTTTTATCCATTTTATTTCTAATGGATTCAGGCAAATCACGTATTATTGTATAATTTAATTTTCCATCGCCATTATAATCTAAACCTTCTTTTTCTAAATTCTTTTTAGTGTAAACATTATCACCAGGAATTGCATCTGTAAACCATATTTGAGAACGCTTATTAAAAGCTTTGGAAGATGTTATAAAATCATTATTTTTAGAAGTAAATTCTTTTATAGAAGCATTTAAATCAACCCAATTCTCTGTTTTAAAACCATTCATCTGTAGGTCATATAGTAAATTAGATAAATAGGACTTCTTAAAATAATCTTTAGTCTTAATTATATTGCCTACGTTAAAATTAGCTATAAATTCTTTTTCAGCAATTTTATAATCATTAAGCATCTTATTGTCACGCAGGAGTTTATTGAATTTAGTAACGCCTAAAGTCTCAAAGTTTTTTAACCTAGGATTAAACTTTACAAAATACATTCTATCATTATCACCCTTACCGCCATAAAGATAGAAATCTTTTTCATCCGCCTTCCTCATAGCTCTGCCAATTAGATTATTATATTCTCTTCTAGCTTCCGCCATATTCTTTTTATTCTTGTAGAATAAATTACTATTTAAATATCTGTTAGGAGATACATCAATAGCATTTCCATATTTATCTGTAGTAGTTATATGGTCTAATACGGATAAAGAGGTACCCTTACCACCTTGTTCAGCAAAAGCAATTTGAATAGCGGTGTCAGGAGCAAGTAAATATTTTTTTTGACCAGCACCAGTAATAGGGGCCCTTGAATCACCCTCTTTATTTAAAAATTTTAAACCATACTTATCATCAAGGCCTAAGACTATAACTTGAGAAGAAAGATTTCTTCTTGCCATTTGCTGCCTTAGTCGTCCTCTTGATTCTCTATCAAGCTTTACTTCAAATCTTTTAGATAAGTCATTAGCCCATTGTTCAGATTTGTTTTCTACTGTATTTGTAGCATACTGCTCTTTTGATGTTTGCATATATTCAGCAATCTCAAATTGCTTCATCCTATTCATACTAGCTTCGCCTATATCCCAGGCATCTCTCATATATCTTTCTACAAACTTTAATGGACCGTGCCCAACTCCTCTGTTCCCTATATCTAAGTCTTCTTTACTATACGACTCCTCAATAGGCTCACCTTTTAATATTTCTCCAGTTACAACGTCATATTGATAAATTCTTCCTTCATTAGCCTTCTCTGTATACTCAGCTTCTAAAGCATCACGTTCTTTTTCTAGAAGTTCTATATCCTTTTTAGATAACTTACTTTCCTTTAAAGAGCCTTTTGCTATTTTCCCCTCTATATTTTTAATTTCAGACTCTAAATGGTCTAAATAATTTTTACGAGTATCTTTAGTTTCAATTGCTTTCTTTATTTCAGCAGCTTCTGCCTTAGAAGGCTGTACTTTCTTTAACTTATAATTCTCCGTCACAAACTTAAGCACGGCTTCTTTAACGTGAAGTGGAATATCAGTACTTCGAGTCTTAGGGTTATAAAATCTAGTCCCAATAGCCGCCCATTCTTTTGGAGGTGGGGAAGGTTTTTCTATAGGTATGAAACGATTGGCTTTATAGTCAAAGTTGTGCCATTTTTTTGAACTTACATCATAAACATTAATCTTTAAACCTTTATCTCGAGCCATCTGGACTCCCCATCCAGTTCCGCCTTTTACAGTCCTTCCAATAAGACCTAGCTTCTGGCTTCTTTCTTTAGCAGGTCCAGTTAAATCTGCTGTAGACTTGACTATATCACCAACAGCATATACTGCAGAAGCGTTTTTAATTTGCCACCAATTCCTTCTAATAGCATTCCATCCACCTTGTGATAATCTTGATAAGTCTCTTCCAAGAGTTTGATTAGCTTGAGCTACACGTGTATTGGCTGATTCAAGCTGACTTTCAGTTAACTTATGAGTTCTTAATCCTTTAGCATCAGCGTGACCTAATCTTTGGCCCCCTTTAAAACTGTAGTGAATCACAGGAACGCCCATATCAGTTAACGCGCTTCCCCATAATTGATCAGAGCCTTTTGCTCCACCAGACATTACTATCGCTTTAAATTTTTTGAGAGTCTCCTTAGTTGGTACGTATGTAGTTTCACCAGTACCTTTTTCAATCCGAGTTTCGAATCCTTCGATATCTTGCTTAACTTCTTTTCCAACTTTTTCAGGGGCAAACTCCTCTCCTAAATATGAAGATACATAACGCCTCATAGCTGGATCCCCATACCCTTTAAATTCAGTACCAGGTATACCATAAGCAGCGTATTTTTTTATAAGTGGCTTAATCTCTGAGGGCAATTCAGCCCAATCTGGATGCAATTCAGGATCTCTATGGACATCCATTTCCTTATCAGTTTTAGCCATCTTATCCATTTTACCAATAAATTTTCTAGCTTTAGCTACAGTCCAAGATGTTTCTTGGCCTCCAAAGTATGCTCCCATAACATACTCATATATTTGCTCTGGAGTAGTGGCACCACGCATAGTGGTAGGCAGTCCCATAAATAGCGATCCCGACAGAGCTCTCACTCCCTTTTGCATCTTTTCACTGCCATCAATTTTTATATTTCCTATCAATCTAAATACAGCCCCTGCCTGAGCACCACCAACAAATGAATCTAACATATGGTCTACACCACCTTGCCAAGATGAAATTGCACTTGCAGTACCTAAATGGAACGCTCCCTCCATAATATGGCGTGCTTTATGTCCTGTTAGCATATTCGCAACAGTATTTGCAGCATCAGATCTTTTTGAATGTACAGTATTTAAAACTGGTTTAACTACTGATTTTGCTTTTTTGGTAAGGAAATTAGCACCCATCATAGGTACTGACTTATTATTTAATGCAGCGGCAACTTTAGCTAAGTTTTTAGCTCCAACCAATTTAGCTGGACCGGCAACTATTCCAGGCGCAAAACCAGCTAAGTGGCCTAAATTTCTAAATATCTGTTCGTATTCATTATCGGCAGGATCAGCAACATTAACAGTAGTAAAACCTTCAATAAATCCAGCACCAGCCTGTTTAATTGCATCAATTAAATCAAACTCACCTTCGTAAAAAGGTACATTATAATAATGAGCGTGCTGTCTAATTGCATCTAATCTATCTTGATAAAGGTTAGGTGTATTATTATATTGCTTTATTAGTTGTCTAGTAGTACTTTCGTCCCAACTAGGTTGAAATTGCTCCTGTGTCTGCTCCTTAGGTGCCCCAGGATTTGCTGATGTAAATAGTGACATAATCTCCCATTAATTCATATCTTTTAAAATATTATATATTTGTATAACATCACTTGCTAGTAATCCTCCTCCTATAATAGCTCCAACCCCAGTTCCTGTTAAAGCAGCTTTAGAAAATACAGAGCCTGCTAATTTATAGCCGCCACCTTTAACTACTGCTGCCATAACTTTTTTTAAACCGTGCTTCTTTATCTTATCTCTTATTAAAGAAGTTACAGCTGGAACTCCTGGAGCTAATGCAGCACCTGTTGCTGCGGCACCTCCTGCAGACCCTATAAGCTCTCCCATTCGCTCATCATCAAATACTTTAGTTCCTGCAGCCCTAATCGCTTCAGTCCCTAGACCATAACCCAATAAAGGACCTGCCTTACCAAGCCTACCAGCTTGCTTCATTAATTTTTTAGAAGCACTCATATTGGCATCAGCTTTCATCTTTTTTACTTTTGCTTTTGTATCTCTTGTAATTTTTGCTTTAGCAGGACCTTTAGCTGATTTATATTCAGGGCTATCCTTGTATTCTTTCAATATTTTATCTGCCTCACTGATTTTCTTAGTAGCATCTCTATCTGAAAGATATTGAGCAGCTCCTCCAACACCAGCAACCCCTAAGGCAGCACGCCTTACATCTGATCCTGTTAAGCTATCCATAAAGCTTTTTCTTGGTGCATATTCAGAGAACATTGTCCCATAGTTTGCACCTTGTGCCGGATCACTAATGAGGCTATTATAGCTTTGTGCAAACACTGGATTATCTCCTAAAGCATTACGTATTTCGCTATTAGAATATCCAGCTGCACTAAATTTTGTTATATCAGTTTTTAATTTATTAGCGTGCATCCCAGCCATTTCTGAGTACATTTGTTTAAAAGCGCCATAGTCTTCCATCCCAACTGACTTATCATACTTCTTATATACATCTTTATATTTAGACCACGCATCTTGGAAATTGGGTAAAACAAAGTCACTCTGGTAAGATAGGTCTCCATCTATTACAGTAAGGCCTCCTTCTCCCATAGTGTTGTTTAAAAAATAACTACTTAATTCTTTTCTAATATTTTTGGCCTTAGCAGCATCTATTACTTGAGGAATAGAAGCTAATGCTTGCAAACCAGCCCCAACAGCTGATGGAGCATTTTGCATATAAGGGCCTTTAGGGAATTGTAATGCCATAATTTACCTCTCTATTTAAGGGGCTGTTCTTAAAAAATCTAAAAATCCACCTAACCGACTTCTTTCATCTGGCATCCCCTCAGAAACGCCAGTTTCCAAAGGTTCTGCAGAATAACCTGGGTTTCTATCCATAAATACAGATAAAGGTTCATTCGGTATAGGTTCAACGCTTTCCCAGGCGCCAGTTAAAGGATTCATTTCTGCATAAGGTGAAAGTGGATCACCAGAATAGGTATCTGGAACACCCTCTTTAGACTGTTTGTACATATCCCATATACCTAACCAATAGTCAGCTTGGTCTCCAAGAAAAGATTTAGACCCTTCAAGTAAGGAGCTCATTTTAGACATTTCAGGGATTGTTCCATCAGCAGCCCCAATCCAATCATTATAGCTCATTGACTCTCTGCCTCTTGGCTTGTCAGTAGCCAATAAAGTTGAATAACCACTTAATTCATCATCATCCCAATCAGGATCAGGACTATACCCTTCTTGACGTGCTTTAACTAATTCAGAGTAGTCGCCAGCACTTAATCCGCTGCCTTCTAAACTACTAGTATCAAAGCCTTGACTTTTAAGTTTATAATTTTGATATGCGTCAATTAATCCAGATATCCCAGATCCAACTCCAGACGCAAGTGTTTCTGCAGAAAAATCTGGAAGATTTATATTGCCTTTTCCAATATCTTCAAAGTTAATAGCCATTAAATAGCTCCTTGTCCTAATAAATTGCCTCCAAATTGAAATAATCCACTCGCTGCATTATTCCACCAGTTTGCATTTGCAGCTTGCTGTTGGTTAGCTAAGTCTCTATTGGCGATTTGAGCTTGCATTATATTCTCACTTAAACCTTGCATACCACCTAAAGCCTGTTGCGTCATACCTGCACCTTGCTGGCCTAACATTCTAGATTGTCCCATTAAACCTTGACCTATACCCATATTCGCTTGATAGCCTTGCAAGAATTGCTGATTAGCTTGTGCCTGAGCATTTAGTTGATTAGCTTGAGATTGCGCTTGCAATATCCCAGAATTGACATTAGGATTGCGTTGTGCTAATTGATTTTGAAGCGCTATAGAGTCCATAGATTGATCTAAAAGAGAACGTCTCATTAATTGGTTTTGCTCACTACCTATATCAAAAAATTGTTGTCCTTGGCTATATAAATCATCTTCTCTACCTTGAAGTACTTTTACTCTATCGAGAAGTCCCTGATAACCTGCTTTAACCCCAGCTTGCTGATTGGCTATTGCGCCAACATCATAAGGGCTAAAAGCTTTATCCATTGACTTCTTGCCTTGATAAGTGCTATAAGCACCCCCAAGTAAGCCTAGACCTCCTGCAATTAACATTGGGTTCATTTTCTATCTTCTCCTTAAAAATACGTGTAATTTAGTAAATTTTTTAAACATTTTCCAAGCTCCTTTTATCTTAACCATCATATATTGTAGCTGGTAATGCTGTTGCTTTTATAATAAATGGAGCATATTCTGAAGTAGTATCTCCACCCCAATATAGTCTTAAATTTGAATTATGTGTAGATTTAGTTCCAACCCAAAAGGTATATGAACTCCCAGCAGTTAAGCTTTCTATTACCCATTTATTAATAATTCCTGTACTATCTGTTTCATCTGCGTGTGCTACTATATGTTCGTGCTGTACATCTAGAGAAGCGTACCCAGTAGTAGCATTCGCAGTTGATAGTGAAAGGTATAATGGTCTTGCAGCACTTGAAACAACATCCATATAGCAACTTGCTTCTATTTCTACTTTACCACTTGGAGGTGCTGTAAAGGTTATCTTATGGTCATCACTTATTACAGCATATGCATTTGTAACTGCATAATATGTAGCATTAGCATCAGCTCCAAGAGCAGTATATCCAAGTATCATACCTGCATATGCACTATTAGCAGCACTAAATTCAGTGCCTGCTTTTGCAGCTACAAAATTACCGCTATGAGAATCTAACTTAATATCATCACCTGAATCTACAACAAAATGGCCTGTGGTTTCAATTTCAAAATTTCCAGCAGTTGTTTGCTTACTTCCATCAATATCTAAGATTCCTGCTATTGTAGTAGTAGAACCTGTCCCTGCCCCTATATTTACATCAACCTGGCCATCAGTTGCGTGCTCTCCCTCTATTACTAACCCGGCAGTAAGTTGTGATGAACTCCCATCACTCTCAGCCACATAAAAACTAAGCTTTCCAGCTTCATCAGTGTCATCTGCCTCAGAAACTTCTGCTAAAATTTTAGCAAAGCTAGTTTGTTCTTGAGCAGAATTATCGCCGTTAAAATATATAGCACCTAAATCATCACCATCGGCACCTGCAGCACCCTTATCTTTTACGAATTGCAGTATACCTGATGTTGCACCACTATGCGTATTTTTGATTGTAAAGAGAGGTTTTGATGCAGTACTTGAAGATAGTGTAGTATCTCCACTAATAGTGCCCCCAGTTAAAGGTAAGTGACTAACAAAATTTAGTTTACCTGAGCCATCAGTAGTAATAGATTGATTAGCAGATCCATCAGAAATTGGATAAGTCATACCTGATACTTGTAAACTTTGAGATACTAAGGGAGTATTTTCACTTCCACCAAGAGCTAAAGTTTTCCAACCAGTTTTATCACGATATTGCAAACCTTTATCTGTAACACGCAAATCCCCTACTTTCCCTTCATACTCTTTCATACTATTTCGAGAACTATTAACAGACTGTGCAAGTTTATTTATTGTGTCATAAACATCCGTTAGAGCTCTATTTACATCAGAGTATTTAGTGGATATAGGTTTTTTATTTCCAAAAATAACACTCATTATTTAGCTCTTTTACTAGTATATACAATCCCTACTGTATCTACCTCAGTATCTCCATTAACTTCATTCAATTCTACTCTTACCATCTTAAAAGAGTTTTTGCCTTTTATCTTAGTTTCTTTTTGTATCACGCCTTTAGAGGATGTCTGAGCGTGCTTTAATTCTTCTGTTGTAACGCTTCGATCTAGAGCTATTACTACGCTAGAATCGCTAAGCTCTTTATCAGAATTAACCTTTAAGTTTCTAAATTTTTTACTTTGAGTAGCTCCAGTTAAGACTAAATCTTTACTATGCCAAGTCCAAGATTTATATAATTTATTTGATGGATCTAAGAAAGTATAAAATCCTCTATCAGTTGCTAAATTAATAGATCCATTTTTACCAATATAGGATCCAAGAACTTTTCCTGGCGATTCTAACAAGTCCCATCTTTGCCTTAAAATATTATAGGCCCAACAAAAATCTTTAGGCGTATTCCCCAAAAAAGTGCTAAAAAATATAAGAAAGCTTTTACGAGTTTGATCAAAGCTTACATTAATAAATCTTTTATTATGGTCTTGCCAGCCTAAAGGTATAGGATTAGCCCTGTTAGAATCATCTTCTATTGAGCTCATAGATCGAGTAGAAATAGAGCGACTTATAACTTGAGGACCAGAATCATTAATTAAGTATATATTGTTATTATCCGCATAACATAAACCGTATTCTGTAGATATTATAGAATTTTTATTCACACATCCTGCACCTAAATATACATCCTCTAATTCTAGTGTAGCTATATTGATTAAAAATGTTTTAGCATCAGAGAACGCATATAATCTACCATTATGCGATTCCATAGCAGTTATTTTATCTGGAACCCTTACATTATCTACAGGCCAATTAAATTGACTAAATCTTCCATTAGGCATTGACCTAAATATATAATGCGAAAAATCACCCTTAGAATAAGGAATATCAGCATCACTAACAAATAGATATGAATCAGATACTGTAGATAGCCCATAATTTATATATGTATGAGGTAAAGTTTCCGATATTCCAGTAACTGAAGAATAACTGGGAGTTGCCCTCCTAAGATCTTTAACTAAATATTGATATCTGTTGTCATCTATAGATGTAAATTGTGTAATTGGACGTAAAGTTTTTGAATCTACTAATTGATAAAAAGTATCGCCAGTCCCATCTGATTTTGTATAACGCCGATAGATATTAATATGCGTGATTCTCTTATTAAATGTTTGTGGATTAAACTTAACAGTAACATTATATCCCGCTCTATCTGTTGATTCTTCAGAATCATCTTGTTTCCATACACATAGAGGAGTTTCTTGGAATCCATCATAAGTAAAAGTCATCTTATAGCTAACTGTATAGGGAGCTATAAATACTTTATCTGCCCCAGATGTAGAGGCAATAGCAGATATAGATATCGTTAATAACTCTCCATCAGTATCTGAAGATGTATAATGCTGAAGATCAGCTAATGTTAATACCCCTCCTGAATGCTCTGTAGTACCACCACCTATAAGTCCAGTATAAATTTTATTAAACTCAGTTTGATAGATGTAGCGCAAATCTTCTCTATAATATTCTGTGAATGTTGGCGTAGTATCATCAATATTTACCGGGACAGGCTCTAATTCAATTTGATTTTCATAAGCCTGACTAGGCAAAAATAAATCAGATAAAAGCGCTGATCCCTCAACAGCAGTTAATCCATTAGATGGTAAGAAGCTATAGCTAAATGGCCTATAATTTGGGCGATTGTCCACAAATTCAGTAAATCCAGCACTTTGCGAAGTAAAAAAGCTATAATCGGCTGGTTTATACAATAATGATCCATCAACTGAGCCAGGTGTGCCGTCAGGGTATCCTACAAAACCCCAAAAGGGTGAACCAGTATTAATACCTCCATTGTCATAGTAAGCATTGAACCAAATCCAATCGTTTCCTATATTATTTGAATTTAATACAGTTTGTTGAATACCCCCTCCAGCTACATCACTACCCATTAAATCATCAGATCCAGAGCCACCAGAACTTGTTATCGGAAGAAGCACATCACTAGGCTTATATAAATCACAAATATTATCAGCATCATTAAGTCTTTTTGCTAGATATGGATTATTAGATAAATGAACAGTACTTATATCGTCATTAATCTCAATATAATATGCATCAGTTTCGTTAATATTTTTTGCACCAGTACATAAACCTCCATTAGGAATATCTACCAATCCATCTGTAGCGTCTAAAGATAATATGCTTTGATTAGATACTTTAAAACCGCTTAAATAAATATCAACACAAGTAGTGTCATAAAGACGGTCATTATAACGATTTTGTGCTATACTGTCTCCTTCAGTATCCATACCTGATTCAAAGATTTCAGGCTTCTTAGTGCCCATCCTATAAATCATTTGCCCATATTTATAAATATTAGTATCTTCTGGAGATATTCCAATATTAATTCTAAAACCATCATCTGCATTATCATCTGTAATTATTTGTATAGCTTTTCTAGGGTAGTTAACTCCTTTTTCTATATCCCCAACAAATAATCGGTCTACATAAGGTAGTATAGCCTCTGAAGTAATGTGTGCTTGCTGAAAAGAATCTTCAACAGTATAACCTATTCCACCACCACCACTTAAAAGTGGTTCCAAATTATTAATCCAGAAATGATTTGAAAAAGGTGTATTATCTCCATCAGTTGTGCCACTTAAGTCTGTGATTGTAGTAGGCCCAATTGCCAGACTGGGCCCTGAATGACTACCGCTTGTAAAAGCTCCAGATGTAGAGAAAGTCGATACAAATGAAAATATTCCTCCTCCTGAGTCTACAAAAGATGGCATCCCAGTATCTGGCTCAATAAAGTTGAGTGTGAATAAATGAGGGTCATAAGTATTGATAGCGTTTTGAATAGAGTCTGTCGATTCGCCTATAGCATTATGCCACCTTCCAGTTGCCTCTGCTGCTATCATCTGCCCTATATTAGCACCTCCAGGAGCTTTTATGCGAAAATCCTTTAACATACGCACAACGCCGGAATTATTATCGTATTCAATTTCTCCAGCTAATTGTACTACAAATGGGACCGCATCATTATCGTCTCCATATGCCTCTCCATCAAAAAAGCCTGGGAATAATGGAGAGTTTCTATCACTATTACCGTACGGAAATGCTAAATACTCAATTGGAGCAAAATGAGCTTTTATAGTATTGCCAAATTGAAGTGTCTCTAAAGAAGATCCATCATTCGCTATATTCATATTTGCTTTAAATATAGCACACTCATTCCATCCAAAAGCTCCCCCATCAGATTTAGAAAATTGGAATAATAATTCATTAGATGGGAGTTGAATAATTTGCTCTATATGGAATGGAGTATCAGAAAGGCTTCCTGTAATATTCGGATTTGTTGCATTCCAGTAACCATCGTGCTGTTGATCCCAATTATCCCAGGGGAAACCACCTTGATGATTGAAAGTATATCCTCCGCCATAATAATCACCCATAAAATGGCTACCAAATCGACTCTTATAAATTTCCTCAGAAAGAACGGTGTTAGTTTGTCCAGCATCATCACCTAAATCAAGATCTGGAGATTCTATATTGTGATTGCCAAAACAATTATATCCATTTCTATAGTAAGCTTCCTCAGTTGTATTATTATAAGAATAATGGCCCCATACACCTTTATAGGAACTTAAATCATCATTATTAAATGAATCAAATTCTATAGCTTCTGGGCCAACAAAAAGTAATTCAGACATCGAAATAAAAGTGGAGTCAAAGGGTAATAAAGATAAATCAGAATATGAAAAGCCAATACCATTAGGCGACTTATCATAAATCATAACATATGTTACTCCATTTGCTGCGGAATAAAATCCTAAAGTATGAAGATCAATAGCTCCCGTTATATAATTATAAGATATTGTTCCAGCATTGTCATATCTTATTAATTTATCTTCCAATATGCCATAAGAAACCCCATTAAATACTTGGGCATCAATAGGACTATTCCACCATACTCCTCCACCCTCTGGTCTAGACAATATATCTGGAACAGGATTATTAGCAGCAGTACCAAGCAGAACCTTGCTATCTGTCATAATATCATCTACCTCACCTATAAATGAAGGTTTAGTATTTGGTCCATTACCTATATGTAACTTATTATTACTTTTATTTATAGTTTTTCCACTCACTAAATTATATCCAATATTTTATAATTAATTTTCCACCCTCCAGCCAACACTTGAGAAGGCTACTAGCTTAGGACTTCCATCAACCAGTATATAATCTATATCTCCATTTTCTCCAGTATCTATTGGATTAAATCCAATTATAACATTATGTCCACCTTGATAGCTAGGCGTTTTAGGTAAATCTTTAGGCACACCTTTTAACTTTCCATCTTCAGTAACACTATCAAGATTTAAGGAGTATGAAGCTGCTTCAATTGGTATATCTCCTGAATCAGCATTCATAATTGTTCCAATATGAAAGGTTTTAATTTCTTGTAATTGCTTAGGCATTAAGTTGCCTCAATAGAAATAGCTGAAGTATAATTAGCGTTATCTACAGCGACTAATCTTAACTTACCTTTTCTACCTGTTAATCCATATTGAGCAGAGAAACTTAAAGCACGTGCATACACACTAAGCACGCAATTAGTAGCTTCACTATCGTCTGTAGGTGTAGCTGTGCTTAAGTTGCCTCCAGCTACAGATCCGTGTAGCCAAGAAAGTTTTACAGAAGAATTAGCTGGTGCTCCAGTTATATATATACTACACTTAGCTCCAGTTCCAGAGCCAGGGATAGCATAAGTTATCCACCCAGAACCACCATTGGCTCGTGATAACATTTCTTCTCCATTATCCCACATTACATCATTATCATTTTGTGTTGCAACTGCTACTGCAGTAGTTGCTATTTGTCCATTAGCAAGTATACCTGCATCTCTAAAGTCAGTTCCGCTTGTAGGCGCTGTTATTGCTATAGCAGAAGATGTTGAGTTTCTACTGCGTGATGTAAATCTTAAATTGCCATCTACAAGAGCAACATCAGCTTGCAATTCGTGTGCATCTATTTCATCTTGAATTTTTTTTAAAATTCCATTACCAGCAGTAGGGCTTCCCCAGGTAACATCGCTAGTATGCGTTGTAAATGCTAAGTCAGTAGCTCCGCCTCCATCTACATTTAGTTTGAAAGCATATGCTGTATTTGTAGAGAGGCCAGGCAAGGATGTAGATGTTTGTGGTTTATATCCATTACCAGTAAGGTTAAACTCTTGATAGGCTGGGTTATAAAAATGAACACGCACTGTACCTGGTATAATACCATCTGTTGCTACGTATGTTCCTGCACTACCGCCACCACCTGAATCATTATCATAATTTGCTTTACCGTGTAACCCGCTAACATATAAGTCCCCATTCGCATTAGTTACACCAGCTGTACTTAAGCCTGTTTTCTTTACAGTCCCGTCAGACGATACATATGTTCCAGTAGAAGCAGTTAACCTTAAAGAAGCTTGGGATGTAGCACGCGTGTTATTTACATAATTTAAAGCATATGGAGCTGTTGCCGTACCAGATGTAGACACTATTCTAGGGCTAGGTATACTTAAGTATCCTTTTGCTGGGATAAAAAATACTGGATAAGCATACAATTCAGCGTGTGTTAGTGCATCTGCATCATCCACTAATGCTGTCTTTAAAGCAATTTCAATAGGTCCATCCCCAGAGTTGTAAGCAACTAATTGTTTGAAATCAGAAAGTGAATTACTAGACGGCTCAGTTGTTATTCCACCTGATGTGTCAATAGCTAATACCTCTTGGAAATCTCCAGCAGATACTTCAAACTCTCTATCTATCGTTGCATTTGCGTCTTTTGAATAAGTAGCAGATATACTATTGCCCGAAGGTGTTGATATCCTTAAACTTGAACTAATTTTTGCCATTATATTTTCCTTTTAATAAATCTGTTATAATTTCGACCAAAGCATTGTACTTCGCTTTTATCCCACGCAGTTCTATCTGCATTTTCTTTTGCTGGTCGATTAGCTTAATTATAATCCCTTCCAGCCTATTAAATTTTGAATGTATATCCTTCGTAAGATCATCTTGGATATATTTATTTTGCTTCCATATGAAGAATCCAAAGGCCATAGCTACAGCTACAGGAATCCCGAACTTTTCTATTATTTCTATTGGATTCACTAATTAAAATCAACCTTATCTTTCCATCCCCAGGCATTAGGATCTGTCCAAACTCCATATGCTGGGGATAATAATGCTTCTGTTTCTACTCGAGACCTAAGGAGATGCAAATAATCACAGGATTGACACTCCCAGAATAATGGCTTGTCTCCAGCTCCTAATACCTCTAATGGCTCTATTTTCTTACTATTACAGCTTTTACAAGTTCTAGGGCTATGTTTGTAATATGCATCTCCAATAACACCTATCGCATCTAATATACTATCACGCACTTCATCAATAAAAAGATCGTCTAGCATTATAAGTCGATCAGCTTGATCAGACATTCAGTTTCTTTTTGACTGTTGCCCAAATCTTGTCATCAAGCTTGTTCTTAGAACTAGCTACTAGGTAATCACCTATAATGCCAAGCAAAGCTTTTAGTACTTTTTCAGTGAGGATATTTTTCATTACCCACGCTAATACTGGTGCCATACTGTTCTCCTACGTTTTGATTTCTTTATATATCTTTACTACTAAGTATATAATAGTGACTATTCCGACAGCAACAGAAATTAAATCAGGTAATATACCTAATCCAACTATTGCAGATGAACCTAAGCCTGTTAAAGCTGTTCTGGTAGTATCGTCCATTAAAAATCCACCGGTTTAATTGTTCCAGTTGAAGTGTAATTATTTTGGCCTTCTTTTCTGGCCCTAGCAACTCCTTTTTCAAATTCTACATCAAAATATTGAGCTGCTTGTATATCAAGATTTCGAGGATCTTTATAACCCTCAGCAATCACCTTAGATACAATATATTTATGAAATATTGCTGGTAGAGAAGATGAATCAATAAAATCTCCATCCATATCTACAGGTCTTCCAGTATAGTGAACTTTTACTGTTCCACTCGCACTAGGGGAGATATAATGTGATGTCACGCCATTTACAGTTACTCCACTGTCACTCTTCTCAACAATAGCGATTTCGTCATTCTTTATATAATAATATCTATCAATAGTAGCCATCTATTCTCCTGTAGTATCATCTATTACAGGTCCATCAATTAATCTGGATATTTTTAAATCATCAAAATAAACCTCTTTAATTGTAGAGACCTTAGCATCTAAACTGTAATATCTTTGGTCAGCGTTTACACTAATACTTAAAACGGAATTTGTTAATTTAGCACGCTCTGCTAATTCAGCCTGAGCATCATTCACTAACTGACGTATTTCTTTCTCACCAAGATGAGGATGATGCTGTTTAATTCTATCTATCATTTCTTGATACTTCAATTATACCTCCACTGCTTCATCAGGCTTAACCCCAAGTCTAGCCATTTCTTGAGTAAGTTTATTTTGTAAATATCCTATTTGTGCATTTACTAAATTTACGATTTCTGAATCTTCGTCTTCTTGTACAGCCTCACTAATATAAGCTGTTAAATAATTTAAAGACGCTAGTAATGTTAAAGCTTCATTAGCTTCAACTGGCAGGCCATTGATAATTATTGCATACAATCCCTTCCCTTGAGAAATATCTGCAGAAATATACCCTACTTCACCAGACAGTAGAGCAGTAGCGTCGCTTTCGTTATACGCCGCATCAAACGCATACAGCCTTGCGTAATGTGAACTAGTTGGAACAGGCAGTATATAAAAACTATTTGATTCATCAATTGTACATATCGGGTCCATAGGACTTGCTGCATAAATACTATTGCTATCTGATGCACTAAACCATTCGTCTAAATCTACCATTTTACATAGTTTATTTTGCGTGGTAGCACTAACCACATTAGCTCTATAGGCTCTAATAAATATTTTACCAGCCATATCAACAGGAGCCTCACTAGTTATTTCAAATTTATTTCCATTAGCTACAGAATAATTACCACGCGCATATAGTAGCTCTGGAGGGAGTATAGTAATAATTTCTCTAAGAGTATTATCGAACACGTCAGCTAAGCCGTTCTCGTTATAATCTGATACAACGTCTCCTATATAATCTTCTATACGGGCTTTAAACGTAGCATTTGGAGTATATTGAGCCATTATTTTTTACCCTTTTTCTTGTTATCAGTATTATGCTTTCTCCTGGTATCATCTTTAGTTTGACCGTGCCAGGGATTACCAATACTATTACTATATACTATTCTCTTTTTACTCACCTGTAAATGTTCCACTTGCAATTAAAGTCTTTGCTTCAGCTTTAGTTAATACGCTATTACTAGGATAACTCTTTGAGGCCCCTAAAGCTACAATAGCAGTCATTTCCCCTTTAAGTAAAGAGAACGCACCTTTAACTATAATATAGGCTCCATCGTGAGATTCACGTGGTATCCCTAACTTTCCATCAAATGCTGCTTCTTTCCAGGTTGGCGAAGTATCAACTGAAGTGCTAGCGACCTCACCATCAGAATCATAAGTATATTTAGTAACTTTTAATTGATCGCTTAAAGCACTTGGTATAGCACTTTCATAAGTTGCTTTATCTAAGCATATATACATTTCGTAAGCCATTAGTCTTGATGTCTCCTTTTCCCTGCTTTATAATTTCTTTCTATTTGACTTGCTGATAGTTCAGTTGCATCATAAATAGCTAGATCATCTACTATCCCCATAAAGTGATTAGCCGTAGAACTTCCACTGCCAAGGTATCTATATCTAAAGACTGCATTAAAATCTTTATGATCTCCACTACCGTCTGCTACTGGGTCATCTTGCAAAATACCATTTACATATAGCCTTAATTCATCATCTGATCCTCTAGTAATTCCTATATGGTACCAAGTATTAATAGCAAAAGCACTTGCTGATTCTCCATCTTTTTTATAGTTTAAAAGATAAGTAGTGCTAGCTGCATTAAGTTCTATTCTGTTTGCAGTATCGATACTAATAAAATCATTAGCATTACCTAAAAATACATTATCAGTAAGAGTTGATGGTTTTAACCAGACTGTTAAACTCCAATTAGCATCATCAGCTAATGTAGTAGTTGATCCCAAATCTACATAGCCCGTATAATCAGAATCTAAAGGAGCAAATATTCCAGAAGTGAATGATTTATTCATTATAAAGCCTTGAGTATCTCTTTCATCGTGTCCTTTTGGTAGTAATAAATATTCTGATGCGCTTGCCGTTGTTCCAGAATTGTTATTAGTATTTGATAAATCATACCAAGCCTCTTTACCACTATTTCTCCAGTAGCCTATTAAATCAGATGAAGATGCTATTACCCTTGAATGCAAGGTAGCATTTAATGCTTTTCCATCGTTATATAGTTCTTGGACTTGAGCTGAAGTTAATGCACCATTCCATACAGATATTTCCGTAATCGAACCGTTAAAGAAGCTTTCATAAACTGCTCCACTAGAATTATGCTGATTAGCTCCTATTGTAACACTATCTATAGTATTTACATCGTTAAAGAATTTTTGTGTATCTTCGTCACCTGTACCATCTGCAAGAGTAGCAAGAACGCCATCTAAATATAACGCATTACCACCAGTGTCTACAGTTAAAACAAAATGATGCCATTTCCCGTCTATAACACTAGTTTCATATGTTCTCTGTAAAGATAGAGTACCAGCCTCTCTAACGTGAAATCTTAAATGTCCATTAGCCATAACAAGTATCATAAGGTCACTATCTGCATCTCCATCATCACTTGCACTAAATATAACACCAGATACAGCAGGAGCCTTACTTACAATAAACCACCCTGATATTGAACCAACCTCTAGGCTTTGAATCGTACTACTTAAACCATCTATTGTGACATAATCTGCTGCACCATCAAGCCAGAGCATTTCGTTAAACTTCTGGAATCCTAATTGAGGTATAATAGGTTCAGCATCTGCATTTGACCAACCAGTAGCAAATCCTACTTCTCTAACGCTTGCATCATCCCATTCTGTGTATCTATTAGATGTAGCAACTGAATTTTTTAATATTAAATGTGTAGTTGAAGCAGTAGCGGTAAAAGTTAAATCAACTACATCATCCGCAGCAATATCAGTATCTGAAGCTAAAGCAGAGCCTGTCGCAACTGAATTATTTATATATACCTCGCCTTGTATTGTAGTCTCATTTTTAAGAGTAATCTGAGCTCTATATGATCTTCCAGCAACTGTTGTAAAGCTTTGTGAGCAAAACATATCAGGACTACCACTAGCATCATTTGTTACTCTTAACAATCCACTTTCTGAAGATATAGTCATATCTGTTCCGGCAGTCCAGCCTGTCGCACTACTACCAAAATCTGTATTAGTTAATAATTGAGGGCCATAAAATACAGAAGTACCGTTATTTTTATCGCTTACAGGCTTGATAGAAAGATTATCAAAAGTACCTACAAATGCTAAGCCACTCTGATTAATATATATATTTGTATTGCTCTTTGCTGTAAAGTAAGTAGAAAATGAGCCAATCCCGCTATTTGATACTGCCGCTGCATCAGCACTTGTCCCTAATTCAACTCTAACAGCTCCACTTGTATAAGCAGTAATATCATATGAAATTTTATAAGTCTTACCAACAACAATACTGCCAGCACCAGATACAAATACTCTTCCAGTTGCACTTCCGTCACTTGTAAAGGCTGTACCATTTTGACTCCAATTAGATCCTGTTGAAGTAAGATCCCAGCTCATATCACTAGTTATTATCTCATTACCCAATCCAGTATTGGCACCATCTATTAAATAAGATTGATTTCCTCTATGGCCACCTTGCATAGGATACCATACTTTAAGATTTTCATAAGGTAAATTAACTAAAGATTCTCGATTTGTATAAGCATAAGTAACATCATCTGCAGACCATTCTTTATTCCAAACTTGAAGATTAGCCATTTTACCACCAAACATATCGTTTGCATCTGTGCCATTGTTATATGCTCCAACTTGCCTAAAATTCCCTGTATCAGATTTTAAAGATGTTAAAGCTGTTGTATCTGAACTGACAAGGGCTCCATTGATATACATCTTTGCACCTGTGGCTCCATTAAAAGTTGCTACAATAAATTTCCATTCCCCGTCATCAACAAATCCAGTGCCATCAGTTAGTACAATGCTTGATGAACCATCTGAACTAGGTACAAAAAATACTAAATTATCAGCACCATTAAATTTAAAATAAGCCCCTCCACTATTATATGCGCAAATAGCTCCTCTATCTCCAACATCCTTTTTAACCCACGCAGATATAGTTAGCTCAGTCTCAAGGCCTCCAACATTCCTGGCAAAATCTATCCTATCATTAATCCCGTCAAATTCTAATGCTTGACCTGTAAATGCAGTAACTTTTTTCATAGACACATTGTCTATATAAAACTCATTCCCATCACCTGCAGAACTATAAAATCGTATTTTATTATCAGCTGCTGCCTGTGTCCAATAAAATGAATAGCTTGTCCAAGATGCGTCCGTAAAATTTCTATCCCCAACTTTATTGTCACTTTTACCCAAATATACACCACCATCAACCACTTTAATATCAAAAGATACTAGGTATGTTTGACTGGGATTCGCAGTTTGATAATATCCTCTATCTGCAATAGATGTGACAATATGAGCTGCTGTGCTGTGGCCATCGTGCGATACAACTTCTTGTGTGCTTAAAGTGGCGTCAGTATATGCAGTCCATCCTGTAAAATCTCCAGATCCAAAATCCCCATTTGTAAGGTCTTCCTGAGATTCATCAGGTTTATTAAATGGTGCCCAAACAGAACGTCCAGTAGGAATAACTGTTGGTCCAGAAATAAGCTTTTTTGTTACCCTATTGCCTAATCCTAGCATACTAACCTATATACGCAATACAAGAACCTGTATCAACATCAATTTCTTTCCATCTACCATATATAGTCACCCCAGCAAGAAACTCTACAGAATCAACAACTTGACCTCCGCTACCTAATACAGATGTTTCGGAACTAGCGGCCGCATCGTGAGCAGCAGTTTCAGTATTTATAAATTTATTTGCATCTTCCGCAACTAAACCTGAACTAGCATCAAAAGTAGTATCCTGTAGCATAGTAATTGCAACAAAGCTTTGATTTAAAGGCGGAACAATTGCATCACTACTAGCCTTAGTATATACAGACCCAGCTTGTCCTAAAGGACTTGAAGGATTAACAGGTCCTTGCCTATCTTGAGTTTGCACTGTACCAGCGTGCGTTATTTTTAAATCACTCATAATTTCTCCAGATTAGGTTAAGGGGCCCGAAGGCCCCATAACCAGTTGTTAACAAACTAACCTTATGATGGGTCAGCGCCTATACCACCTATATCAGACTGCTCTAATCCTGATTGTTCAGTCCCAACAACACCTGCTATTGATACTTCAATAGAACAGGCATCTTGAATATCTGCGCCGTCTGTAAATAGCCAGATTCGCATATATGGTCCATAAATATCTGTACAATCAGCTTCTAATGAAGCGACACTTGCAGCAGATGTATCTATAGTATAATTCAAAGTTACTGAATTTATCCAATTTGGATGAGCGCCACTACCTGGTGTTACAACGTCTCCTGTTGTTAAGCCATTAGGAGATGTCTGTACATATGCATCAACATCACCATCAGTGGCTGAAGTTTCTGTCACTTTCAAAGTAACAGCAAACTTCTTATCTTCCCAATCAAGTAGATCATTAGGAATTTTTGAAGTTGGAATGTAAGTTGCATTTGCACCGCCAGAATCTGCAATAGTAACAGTTTCTTTAAGTAGTATTGATTTTCCCTCAGTTGTTTTAGTCCAAGCCATTTATCTAGCCTCCTTCCTTAAGAAAACTTAAGAACTGCGTGAGTTTCAGGGAGACTAATTTCAAGACCAGCTTCAGTGATGATTTGATCTTGACGACCATCAACACCGTTATCTTGAATATTAGTTTCAATGAAGGTATCTCGACTAATACCATTACCCGCTAGTGGACGATATGCTACATTAGATAAATCAACAGCAACACAATAATCTTCCCATATACCACGCAATAAGGGTTCAGCTACAAAGTGTAGATTACCAAATATTGTGTTAACCATAGTAACGGAATGACCATATGCTCCTGGGATTGAGTTTACATCTAATCTATATTGAGAGCTTCCTACAGTATTATTCATAAATGATCCAGCACCTAATTTATTTAAATAAGTAATTACCTTACGAGAAGCAAGAACTAATTTATCACCAGAATTACCAGACTCAGGTGCAAAGAAATCTTCCATTGCATCTAAGAAAGCATCATATCCAGATGAAGCATAAGACATATTATATACTTTACCATTTGATTCAGTATAAGGAACAATACCCCAAGTATAACGCTTAGGAATACTTGTAGATTGCTCATTAGAACTAGCACCAGTACCGAATAGGAAAGCGTGCTCAATATCCATCTTATGTTCCATAAGCTTACTTTGCCAAACGCGCTTATACTCGTCTTTAATGCCACGATATTCTGTAGCCATTGAAGTGCCAGAAAATATACTCATTGCAGTTTTGAATATTTGACAATATCCTTCACTGTCATATAGTTTATCTTCCCAACCTTCTGGAGAATCAGACCCTTCCCCAAATGCGCTGCCAATTACTTGGCCTTGAGCCCCAGCAGAAATAGTTTCTGTAGAACCAGTTGGATTAAGACAAGTTAATTGATCTGCAGTACCAGAACCAGCAATTACACCTGATGCGTTTGGCTCTAATAAAACAATACAATTAACTACTGCACCACTATCTGTTTTAAATGCAATAATGTCATCTTTGTTGACAAAATTTGCAATTTGCTCTGATGAAGCTATTTTTCCATATTCATCATAGTTAGCCTTTAATGTAGTATTATTACCAGAACCATTAGTACAAGTTCCATTACTGGCGTGAACCGTGATATCAATTGCAGCAGCTGTTCCCAGAACCAAGTTACGTCTTTGCCATTGATGACGTTGTTCTAAGAATTTAAAAACAGGGTCATTTGTAGCTTTCTTTGCGACTTTCGATAGATATACAAAAAATGGTGATTGTTGAGGTGCTAATTCAGCAACTCTGTCACCAAAGTTAAAGACTCTACGTGTGTCGTCGATAGAAATACCACCAGGTGTCGCTGCACCAGCCTGACCACTATAAAAAGTAGACATATTAGTATTCTCTCTTTCTTATTTTACCCTCGATCAGCCCTCTATCGGGCCTTCAAGTAGGGTTGTTATTATTTAGTCCACGGATTCTTATTATTAAGATCCGATATCATTGAGTCCATAATTTGGTCTTCGGTAGATCCTTGAGCCGCTTGAGACGACCCAGGGAGAACGCCCATAGGCGATGGCACTTGTTGTGCTCTTTGTGTCTGCTCGAAAGCAGAAGAAGGAGCTGTCGGTGCTGGTGCATTAGTTGGTGCACCTTGTCCCTTTTGGAATCTCCACAATTGTACCAAATTATCCATTGTCAAGGATTCAGGAGAAGACATTTGCTGAATAAACTGCTGTGCTTCTTCTGCTCCCATATTATATTGAGACTGTACGTGCTGAGATATTTCTTGAACTTGTCGAGCTTGTTGTATTTTTGCATCACGCTGTTGTTCAGCATCCTTACGCATTTTAGCTTCATTGTCAAGCCTCTCTTGCAATACAGCCAGATCATATTGATGTCTAAGTCGATTATATTCATCAGAATTATCTCGCCATTCATCCATATCATCTAAGTACCTTGCGCTTTCAGAGGTCGGGTCAGCATAGGCTTCCTCCCTATTAAAAGCCCTAGGTTTTTGTGGTTTTTCAGGTGGAGGTGGAAATTCCTCTTTTGCAGGGGCTTCAGGTTGAACAGCTTGCTGTTGTACTTGCTGTTGCTGATTCCGCAACTGATCTCTTTCATTCTCGAGTTTAGATGCTCTAGATTGCCAATATTCAAAACGAGTAACATCATTTTTATTATCAGCAACAGGTTGAGCCTGAGGAGCTTCTTGAACTGGAGGCTGAGGAGTTTCAGTTTGCACTGCTTGAGGTTGTTCTGTTTCGGGTGTTCCAAAAGGGGAAGCCGTATCGTCAACACCACCTAATATAATATCGTCAATAGATACTTGATTATTGGAGCCTTCTGCAGCAGGTGCAAATGCGCTACTAGCATCATTTGGATTAGCTTGTTGAGGGGTGTCCATTGTATTCTGGTTATCCATTACTTACTTTCCTTCTTTCTTGGTTGCCTCTTTGCTACCACCAGAGGGTGAACCATCTTTGATTGACCGACGAATATCGGTTTTTACAGTAGCTAAATTATCGTCTAATCTCTTTTCGAACAATGTGTTTGCAGCTTTAGCTTTATTCCCTAGATTATCCATCTGAGATTTAAACTTCTCGACCTCAACACGTTTACGTAGATTAACCGATTCTCTATCGCGTGTTTGTAAATCCCCTTGAAGATCTTTAATTTGCTCTGTAGCTGATTGTAACTGAGCTTGTAATTGAGCAATAGTGTCAGTTCTCTGCATAACGCCTTCAATATCGAAGACTTCTGTTTTCTTTAGAACTTCCTCTCTGTCAATTAGCCCTTTAGCATAAGCATCCATATAGAACTCAAGTTCGGCATAGCGATTTGTAGGTAAGGTAGAACCTGCTACAACCACTACATCATATTTACCAACAGCGATATTATTTATGATTTTGACTTCACCAGTCTTATCATCATAAAATTGTTTATTAATCATATACTCTGACATAGCATTATTAGGCTGTACTATCCTAAATATCTTTTCAGTTGTATATAATTGTTGCATCAAAGGTATAGCAACTTGAGCTGCTCTCGTTAAAGAGGCCTCAATATCAGCTAGCTTTGATTTAATTTTTCTCTGACCAAACTCATCAAGTGAGATGGTAGCTTTATAAGTTTGAGGAGCTGCTTGAGAATTACCCATCATCATTTCGTAAAGTCCTAATTGATGGTCTATATCATTTTTAGCGTCCTGCTCATTCTTATACAATTCATTAGGAAGAGGCATAGGTTGTACTGGCATAGGGGCACCAGCATCCATATCAACTGGTATAGCTACACCAGGTTGCGCCCATTTTTCTTCAAAATCTTTCATATTCACGCTGCCCTCCGGAACAAGTATCTTAGTATTTGTACTTGTTGTAGCGTGTGCAATAACTAGACTTCGTGTCTTATTGATATATTCTTGTATGCCTTTTACCATACTTACATCTGAAACTGGATATGGAGTTCGTGTATGTATATTTATAAATGGGACAACAGGATAATGTTCTGTAGGAAGTACCCTAGAGTATAATTTCTTATCACCCATAACAACACACATATGGATTCTACATACTTGTACTGAAGCAACTTTGATTAAATTAGCAGCTTTAAGCTCTGCAAAAGTTACTTTTTCTACATCTAATGGAGGGGGAGCTGGTAACTCTTCCGGATCCAGACCCTGAGTAGACGCTTGCAAAACCTCATTTTGATAAGCGGCAGCTTGTTGTTGCTCTAATTGCGATATTAATTGCTTAGCAATACCTTCATCAACTATAGGCCGTCCATTGATGATCCAAGCTGGCTGGGCTAAATACTCCCCGTATTGTTCTTCTTCAAGTAAATCTTCTACACCAGAAAATTGTTCAAAGATTCTATACCTATTTACAACTACCTTATTATACCACTCATACCCTCTAATATACTCATCATTCTCAGCAAAAGTAGACTTAGTTTTAGTCTGAGTATCCTCAGGGAAGATAGGAGCATTTTCATCTTTGTATAATCCGGTTTCAGGCTTATCTGAATATTCGTCAGATTCAGCATTCTCTATAGCCTTTTGGTACATAGGATATAAAGCCATAGCTTGATCTCTTGTAAATAGGCGTGATACTATAATATTCTCAGCATCATCAAAAAACCTATTTCTAGAATTTGGGTCAACATATACGTCGAGGGGATCTATGCTATTTATACACACTTCACCTTTACCCATATCTTTCATAGGGTCTTGATAAACGTGCATATATCCTATACCTGTTACGTAATAATCTTCAACGATATCACGCACGACAGACCTACCATCCGAGATATCATACATATAAGACAATAGCCCTGACATTACTTGGGCTACCTTATTATCTGAATCTTCTCTAGGGGCTACTCTAAATGCAGGCCTGTTAGCCGTTATCATTGCCTTAGCAGACTCAACGGCAGGATGAATCCTATTTACTACAACAGGGGCCTGCCCTCTGGATTTTAAAGTCTCTTCTTGTTTTTTAGTCCACTGAACACCTAATCTAAACTCTCGATCAGACTGAGCTTTTTGCGCCCAAGTCTCTCTATTATTAGAATAAGTACGCCACAGATCATTAACTTTCTGAGCTATTTCTTTATCATCTAATTCATCGTATTTTTTATAGGCCATAGGTCGTAATTTATCCCTTACATAGTCAACCAGTCAAGGAATTTATTTTTTTTATCCTTTTCACTGGAAGAATCTTTAAATTCTGAGTGTCTTGATGCTCTAGCTCCGTCTAAAGCTGTCCATACTGCATCCATTATATCGTCGTGTTTACCTTTAGGATAAGATAAGAACTCTTGCTGTGCCCCAATATCTTCTGGTCTAAAGTAAAACTGCCCCCTTGCAAACATAGGAACTAAAGATAGAAGCCTCTCAGATTTGGAATTTCTTGGCTTAACACCACGTTCCAAGCCTGGTATGTAAATATCTTGCTCCTTCATCAGCTCTTTAGTAGCTGTTCTTAATGCCTCCTGATATCCTATTGTTTCTATCTTCATTCTTTTTGGACGAAACTTTTTGTACACTCGAATAATTTCATCAGGTTGTTCTGCAGGCGATATACGTTTTTGGAAACAATCAAGGAGATAGCGGTTATTTTCTGAGTCGATTCCGATAGTAGCGATAACAAAAAAATCAGCACGAGCTGATAAAGAACTAGCAGGATCAACCCCACTATAGACATTAATTGGTATAATCTTTTCATCATCCCCATCCTTTCCGACCAATACATTTTTACCATCACGCCTATCAAAGTCATAGTGGTGTAATTGTATCCAATCTGGCTTAAAAGGAGCATTGTCTGGAGATTGTGCTACATTCATATACTCCTGGTAGAATCCATTCAGGTTTCCAACAGAAGAATACTCCTCTTTTATTTGTAAAATACGCTTTTTAGGAAACCTTTCTGGCCATATACTCTCTTGGTTTTCGTCCCAAATAGAATACCAGAGGGTATGCCAAGCAGGACTTTCTTTCGCCCAATATAAAAAGCAATCCTCAGATATTACTGTACCAATCATACAGATCTTACCTTCGTCGGATAGGGAGGGGATAACAGCTTCTGTCATCCATTTTCTATTCTTGGCACGCGCCTCTGGAGTGTATGCATTTAACTCTGATTCAAAGTCATCAACTATAATATGAGTCGGCCTCGTATCTCCCTCAATAAAACCACGCACTCTTTGCCCAGTCCCTACAGCAACTATTCTAGCGCCATTAGCGAGTATAACATCTGTAGCTGTCCACTTTTGAGCAGTCTCTGGCCCAAGATCTCCAAACAAAGCTCTAAACTTGTCTGATCTAGTTAAGTGATATTTAATACGTGACAAGAAATTGATTGATTGTGCCTGTGATTCAGAAATAATCACCATAAACACTTCTTCATTTGTAGCCTTAAATCCGCAAGTATATAATGGGTAAATAAGAGTCGTAACCGTACTCTTTGCCGTTCCTCGTGGAGCAGCGATCAAGACTCTCTTTGTCGTATCGTCGGATAATGAGGAATACACCTCGTGATGGAACGGGGGTGTCTGTTTGCGGAGGGCTGTTGGGAAGCAGTACCTTCCAAATAGTGCCATATTGCTCCGCATTTTCTTAAGAGCTCGTTGAAGCTCATACCTTTCTTCGTAATCCAAGATATTACTTTTTCTTTTTTGACTTCTTCTTCTTAGGTCTACCTACTTTCGACCCATAAGTGCCTTTTCCTTTTGGCATAGTCTCTCCTTATATTCCATATTTATCTAGTTTCTGCTCTATAGCTTCTATACGATCTTCAAGATCGCGGATAAGCATTAGCCAGTCTATTGGAGGATGAGAATCTTTTTCTAAATTTCTCAGCCTCCTCTCGATTTCATTTAATAATTCTCTCACCTATAATATAGCTTATTCAGATTGCTTATCTTCAGTATCCTCTGAAATAGTTGTCCTTTGAGCAACTAAGTGTCGCTCTTCCTCTACAAGCTCATCAATAAGTCGCGTTGTAGAAGTTCCTTCAATTTTATCTACAGTCTTAACAAGATGCTTATCTTTCATACCGTGCATATCTTGGAGGTTATCCACAGCCTTAAGAAGATTAGACGTCTCTTTCTTATCACGAGCTATCTCAATAGCTTCTTTCAGAAGGTCTAAAGTAAAATCTTCATCTAAACCGTGATCTGTTAACCTCTTTCCTAGCTCTTCTCTTACCATACCCTTAAAAGTCTCCGTTTTCATAGTTCGTGTCCATTTGCGACGTTGCGAGTTATTTACATCTTCGCCTAATACCCACTCTATTGCAAGGTCATAATCAGGCTTAACTGCAAACATCATAGCTAAAGCTTGCATCTTGCTTTGCTTAGACTGAACTTCTATATAAGTTTTGCCACTTTGTGTAACATTAGTCTTACGGCCTTTTACCTTTAAAGCCTTTGACTTATACTTAGGGCAAAAAAAAGTATATCCCCAGGGAAAACGCAAGTAAACATTATCCCTACCCGCTTTATCTTGATAATCACGGCGTGATATAACTTTTGCAACATATCCGTCGTCAGAAATGCCATAACCACCAGGCTGAGCATCTCTCCAGTGCGTATAAAGTATTGACTCCTTTTTTGCCTCTTCTTCTCTATATATCGTATAAGTCGTCGCAACTTCATCTCCTCTGTGACGTATGTCAATAGTGTACATTTTTAAAGCTTAATATTACCTTGTTTATACATTCTATATAATTTCATCAATGTTTCTTCGTCAATAGCTGGCTCTACAGGGTTTTGAGCTCCAGGAGAGTGTAACTGCCTATTAAACTTACCAAACTGACGCATACCTTTTGGTTTTAGGCCAACTTGTTCCGCTGCACGCTTTAAAGGTTTTACTTCTGTAGGAACTTGAGGTCCACTAGAAGAGTGAGGAAACTTCCACTTAGACTTAAGCATACCTAACATACGCTTTATACCTTTCAAGGCTCCGCCTGAAGGTCCTCCACCGGTCGTGCCCATAGCCAAATCTAATAAATCTTGACTACTTAATCCTCTCTCTACTAACATACTCTCATAATCAGAAGAACCCGCGCTTCTAAGTTTTGCTTGCATTATTAATTGATCAATCTTTTCGTTTGCAGCCACACTTCTTCCTTTCTGTATTACAGCAACCACCTTTATAGTCTAAATCTTCCTTTATATCATTATCGGTAAGCTTTAGGTCGCTAATATCAATTTCTGTACTAAATATCTTATTAAATTTCTCTGCATACGTTCTACACCACGTCACCCTATACTTACTACCCTTACTCATCTATGCCCTTAAAAAGTCTAAAGGATCTACATCAATACCTTGCTTCTTGTTCCTTATAGAAGCAGCCTTAGAACCAGCTAGATACTTCCAACCAGCAAATATAGCGCCTCCTACCGGCGTTCTTAACAGCTTAACTAGATCATCGTCTGAGATAGATTTCAAGTTAACTGCACTGCCCATAGCTTCGGATAACGCTATCTTAGCCTTATTGCCTATATATCCACTAGAATTAGCTATTAAATCCCGTGCTGTCTCTGGCTCTACCTGCCAATAGCCCTGAGCAGGGCCTCCACCAACTTGTCTGTCGTATTTACCACCAGATGACTCGTGGGCAGCGGTTTTCTTCAACATAGTGGCTAATTTAGTACCGGCTATCCCTTCGTCACCTGAAAAAACGTCGCCTGCAACATCTGCAGCGCTCTGTATCTTCTGCCCTACTTCGTTATCTAAAGAACCATAAGTACCCTGATCCTTATCAAACTTCTCCATTTTATCTAAATCTCTAGTAGTTTGGTATATAGTACCCCAAAACTCTGCCTCTGGAGACAGTGCTTGGAACCTTTCACTACGCTCTATAACCCCTTTAGGGTCTAACGGAGCTCTTGTGCCCTCAGCTACAGCCTCTACAGGCCTAAACAGGTCTTTTGGATCTTTAGCCATTCTTGAATCCTCGAATATATTAGTTGGTGTTAACATTTGTTGAAATCTTGCTACATCTTCGTCAGAATACTCTTTAGTATCACTATCCTGGCTAAAAGCACGCTGATACGAGGGGTTTACTACCTCATCTATAAGCATATTGGTATCCACACCCTCACTGCCCATATCTGATATAGCCTGTTTTTGGGCGTAATCCGGGCTAGCAGTATCATAATCTAGCTTTGGCACCTCTAAATTGTCTATAGGAGTACCTAACTTAGGTTTACTATCTTTCTTAGCTAAAGTATATAAAGTATCAGTATTAAACTTTAGTGCCATTACTTAAAAAATATCCTAAAAAATATATAGATAACTAAAAACGCGTTTTTTCTGTGTTATAAGATACAACGCCTAACTTGGTTGAGTAATTACTTAACTAATAGATAACTATATATATAGTAAGTTGATTGTTGTTTGTATAGTTCGCAGAAATTTACAAGAAAAAATATATACAAGTCAAGTCAAATTCAAAAATTTATTCTAGAATGTGAACACGCGATACACCATCACCCGCACCGCTGCAAAAAAAGCCTATGGGGGGTACCAATTCCGTTGAAGTCTTTTTTCTTGCGTTGCGTCTGGTTCTCCCCTGTTCTCTTTGCTGTACAATTCCGTGCAGTACACATTAAATAGATAAAGGATAATAGATATGACTACGCAACAAGCTAAAGATAGATTGGAAGAATTGATTAAAGTTATAAGTAATAATAGTTATAGGATTTTTGATTGGGGTGTTTCAATTCGCAAGAATGATATCAATCATAAAGCCCTTGCTAAGCATAAAGATGAACTACTTGAATTGTGCTTAATACGTAATAAAGTATTCCAACATCTAGAAGATGTATTTGAAAATAAAATGGACGTTGAAATGGGCCCAGATGGCACCCTTGTACCAGTTATGAAGAAGGTATATGTGAAGAATAAGGCTGGTTATAATATGATGGAGCGAATTACTATCGGTAAGCCTAAGGAAAGGCCTGCAGATGAAAAGCCTTTGGGTGATGTGCTATAACTTCCTGGATGTAATGGAG